AAGCTGTGAGTCAAGCTGTGAGTCAAGCTGTGAGTCAAGCTGTGAGCGAAGCTGTGAGCGAAGCTGTGAGTCAAGCTGTGAGCCAAGCTGTGAGCGAAGCTGTGAGTAAAGCTGTGAGCGAAGCTGTGAGCCAAGCTGTGAGCGAAGCTGTGAGTCAAGCTGTGAGTCCTCTATCTTCGGTAGTTCTATATTGTTTTTTGCGGCATAAAGAAGGTAAAGCGGAAGCTGAAATTCTTTGTTAGCTTTTATCCAATTGAAAAAAACTTGCATTTCTTTTGGGTTTTCCGCAACTATTACTACTGGTTTTTTATAGCCGGAAGTTTCATAATTCCAGTTAACATGCGCCTCAGCCTTTGATAACTCAAATGATTTGTAACGCCCGCCGTCATATATACCGGCAGTATAATTTTTAATGTATTCAGGTATTTTAGCCTGGATTTCCGGGGTGAAGTCTTTTAAGGTCTTCATGCTTCTTTTTTTAATTGATGATGATTTATTTTGATAACCGGCTTTCAGAATATCCGTTAGCCTTTGCCCATTTGGGATCTTTCTCTATTTGTTTGTGATGCTTCCTACAGGTGCTTAGCATGTGCTTAATGAGATAAAGAAATTCTCCAATCCTTCCGCGCTTATGATGAACCTCTGCTGCCCGTTCATTGCAACCCTCTACTTCACAGTTTGGGTTTTGTTTTAACTTTTCCGCCCTGGCTTTCCTGAATAGTTTCTGCCGTTCCTTTTCATCTACCACTGGCTTATCAACCATCGATGTCTTTCCATATTGCCGCCAATGGCTATAGCAAAGCTTTCCATGGGTAGCCTCCTGCCGGCAGGTTGGCCATTCACATTCAATCATGACACAAACTTTTTAGGTTCAGGAATGGTTTCTTTAAGCTCTTCGGCAGCAAACTTGCAAACTCGTTCTACGTAATTATTGAAATCCGCGTCATTCATATCTGAAGTAGTTTTGCCTTTATTAAAAAGCTTTTTACAGAACTGATGCGCATCATATACATCCTGTATATCATCGTGGCCCAGAGCCTTTAAACCACGCTGAACGAATGAAAGAACCACTTTGAAATAATACCCATCAGACTGCCTGCTATGCCTGTTGACAATCGTTATTTCCATCATGGATAAACCAACCGGAAGCACGTCGAATATTGCACGCAAAGCCTTACCGTTTTTAATGGTCCCATCCTGGGCTTTGTCTATTGGTAAAAAATGTGATGCCATTTAAAAAAGTGTGTTTGTGCTTTGAGTATTTGATTTTACCGGTTTTGTTTTCTTCTCAGGAACTACCGGTGTTTCAACTGATGGTTTTACTTCCACATTTTCTTCAGTGAGATTTGCTTTTAAAGTGGGGAACCGGTCTCCTTTCAAACTTTCCACTATTACCACATTGCCACGCTCCACAATTATTAAAACCGGTTCCCCTGCAGCTCCGTATACTTCCTTTGTCATGAAACTTTTCACAGTATCTTTCAGCTTCAGCATTAGTCAACAATTATTGCATCAGAAATGTGCGAGTGTTTTACAACAGCTTGGCCATTGTCTTTGTAAAAGGCCTGGAAGCGGACAGTTTGTATATACTCAGGTGATTTCATCAACCCGTCACCACGGCCAGCCAATCCTTCAGCACCTGGTTCGTCCAAAACAACCTTACTATCGATTTCTTTTGGTACACGGAAGCAAACCATAACCGGGAAGTTTACTTTTGCATCACCGGTAATAACTTTTGTAGAAGCTCTTTGTGTGGCAGCCAGGATGCGGAAACCAGACGAGCGGCCTTTTTGTAGAAGTATGCGCAAATTTTCTTCCAGGGATTTTGCCCCGAAGGCCCGCAACTCTTTTGCACTGCGTGACTGAGCAACCGCATCCGCAAACTCATCGAAGACAATAAGTGTCCTTGTTTGCTTTCCTTTTTTTTCCAGCTCATTCATGAATTCAACCAGCTTTGCCATCTCATCTTCTATATCTTCAATTTCATTGAAAACCTTTATGCCCCTTTGCCCTTTGTAATAAGTGAATTCATGTTTGGGGTCCATGATGACAATGTTATCCGCATCTACCAGGCGGCCATATTCAATGGTCGATTGAATAGAAACTGATTTACCACTACCTGTGGCACCGCAAACAAGCATGTGCGGTGTAGAATGATTGTTCCAATCCCAAACGATTATTTCACCGAAGTTGTCCTTACCGATGGGTATGCGTTGACCCTTTAATAGTAAGGGGTCAAAGAATAAATCTTTTTCACGTTTTTTGCTAAAGTCCACAGACAGGTATGATTTGCCTTCATATACTACCATTTCGGGTGAGATGCGCACATTTGAAACATCAAGCGCATTGGCAATGTCCAGGCGCCTGCTGAACACAGAAGATACTTTTACACCTGCAGACACAGAAAGTAAAAAGGTGTTGCTGCTATAGCCTTCAAACTTGTGTGCTACCTGCACGATAATTCCGAATGAACGCAGCACGTGCTCAATTTTTTCTTCGTTTGTCATATTCTTGTTTGATAAATCGTATTGAATAAATTGTGAGGCATTCTCCCGGAAAGTTTTTATGATGGCCGGGCTTACTGAAGCGATTGAACTATCGCGGATTTTCTTCAGGCGTCTTGAAACCATTGCCTTTTTGGTCTCATCCACATTAAAATCATCCACCTCTGCAATCATTGTTCTGCACCAGAAGTCGTATAGCTCAGCTTTGTCAACAAAATTGTCTGAAGGATTAATTAAGTACACGTAGTCCGGGTTATTAACCGCCGCGACCATGCGGCTCAATGGTTCATACAGCAAAGCCTCATAAAGCCTTCTGTTATCGGGAGTCGTTTCCACACTGAACAAATTCAGCTGCGGCCTGCCGTCTTTGTTTTTTGAATATTTATTCTCAACGAACCAAACCTCGTCAACATGCTGGCCAGTCTTTGATTCGTATCCCAGAACGTAGGTCATTGCCTGTTCACCGATTGACAGGGCTATTTCCTCATCATCAGAAAATGTAGCCTTTGATTTATGGTCAATGATGACAATTGTATCATCATGAGTTCTTACAACCAGGTCAATTATACCATGACACGGCAAAGGAATATCCACACCGTTAACAGTCAGGAATTCGCTGAACTTAATTTCTACTTCCAACACTTCCTTAATTCTGTCTTCGTATGTTGATAATTCGCCAAAGAAGTTTTTAAGCAGGTCACTGGCAGTTTTACTGGCTTTTATTTGGCACTCTTCCACAGTGGGCGTGGTCTTCTGTAGCTTCCACGAATTGCCGTGCACTTCACTGATATATTGGAATGCCGCCTGTTCACACTCCACCAGGTCAATTTTCTTTCCTTCTTTCTTTTGAGTGAAATAATATTGAAGTGCACTATGGTACGCCTGGCCAGCGACAGATGAAGCGGATTTTTTGGAATAAAGGCCAAAAATGTAATTCATCTCAAACGCCTTTTCGTTACGGGAGAAGGCTGTAATCTTTGAATGGCTCCAACTGTCAACCAGGAATTGGGAAAAGAGCTCTTCAAGCTGTTCTATCTCGTAGCTTTTGTATATACTTTGGCTCATGGCATTGAAACTTTTTCAGGTTTAAAATTTTGTTTCAATTCCTCCTGCCGGTCTTTGAACATGGCCTTTAGCTTATCCCATCCATCCACAGCTTTTTTATTTTTCATATATAGGCCGGTAAGCTCAACTTGCCTGGAAGTGGCTTTAAGAAGCTCAGCCCATTGTTCCAGCGCCTCGTCTTCAGTCTGTTCCGGCTGTTGCTTCTGTTCCTGCTGTGTGGTACTGCCGCCCTTGCCATCAATATCTTCATCCGCGGTTGAAAGTCCCAGGGCTCCGATGAGCGTATATCGTTGCAGGTATGTTTGCGTGCTGCCTTTCTGCTGAATATCATTTTTGGCGCCGCTCATGTCTTTGCCGGCTTCCATGCTTGTTGTTTGTTCATGGCCATCCCTGTGGCTTACATGGCAGGTTACTTCCAGCTTATCACCTTTCTCTTTAAAATCCCAGGTGTATGACAAACCGCATTCTCTCAAAAATGGATTGATGGCTTTCGTGATGCTGCCCAGGTCTGCGTATTTGTAAGAGAAGCTTCCTTTTTGTGAATTAATCTTTGCAGTCTTACCCTTTTTTAATTCAGGTACCATTGATTGAAAATTGGAAAGCGCATCAAGAAAGGCTTTCTTCGCTTCTTTCTTTTCCCATCGTTCCTGCAAATCCATCAGCTCTTTAAGCTGAGCCATATCCACACCCTTTTCAATTGCCTTCTCCAAAAGTGTTGTTGGAGTTGGAATCGGCAAGGCGGGTTGCATTTTTGTAATTTGATTTCGCATACTTTTGTAGGGTTATAGTGATTAAATAGTTTCAGATGAAAAGCGGAGATCCTAAGTCTCCGCTTTTTTAGTTTATGATAGATGGCTTCATCAGCCAGAGTTCCCAAATAACCGGCAGGCATGAGACCTGCCGGGTGTTATGGTTGGTAGCTTGAACTACCGTTTTAAAGAACTGCACCGGTGCTTACGTCCACCGTCAGACGCTTAAAAATCTCCAGTTGCACCGCCTCCGCCGCCATCACCTCCGCCAAAATCAAAGCTGCTACTATTGTCAGGCGTGCTGTCAAATGAAGATGAACTGTCAAATGAAGGCATAGAAAATGATGGAGGATCCTCTACGGGCCTGCTGGTAGAATAGCTTGGCTCATCTTCCACTCGTGAAAAATTCTGCTGGTCTACGTAACTCAAAGAATTGTATTCGATACCACTAATCTTTTGGCCATAAGAATATTTATGGTTATTGTGTGCTGTAAAAGACCTGTTGCATTTGTACATATTGTTTGTTTTAATTGAGTTTTAAAAGAGGCCCGCCTGGAAAAGCAGGCCGTTTTCACATAATTATCTTCAATAAAAACCAGAGACTTTTTAAAAGCCCCCACTGAAGCAGGGGCCGATAAGTTGAACTGCACTTTTGACGCAAAGGCAGTCATTTAAAACATGCGAAGCGACTTTCCAAGAAGTAAAGAACTTTTAAAAAACAGCCCACAAATCCGGTGGGCTGTAACCCCTAAAACCCTAAACCGTCTTGCCTATGAAACAGTTGATTTATTCTTACTCATGATTAATTCAAAGCGCCTGTTCTTTATCTCCAGACAGATATTATCATAGAATTCTTTCAGGTCTTTTGAATCAACCCTCCCCTGGAATTCGGAATGAAATTCATCTGCATGGTCAAAGAACTCTGACAAGCCAGTTGTGGTACCGCATTCATTTATCTTTTGTAAAAGGGCTATATATGACTCGGTGCAATTTTTTCTGCTCACATTGGGAGGCACTATAGCCTTCTTCTTTGGCTCTCTCATTACATAGTATCCGCAGGCAATTATGAACAGGCCGCAGGCAAGGGTTAGTCCCAGTGATGGCGTAGTGGGGTTAATCGTTAATAGCATGGTTTTCGTTTTAGATTATATAAGGTTGCTCGAAGAAATGCTTTGGCTTCAGTCCTGGTCTCTTCTCTCAGGCGCTGGCTGTAATGTTTTATCAGAAACTTTAAAAAGAATTCGGGATACATGAGGTTGGTTTTTAAAAGAGGGGCAAGTAAAAACAAGCCCCCGGTAATACATCGTCTATTGCTTGTGAAAAAATACTCGTTCATCCTGTACAGAAAAATATGTACATAAGTGCTTGCACTTATACGTTTTCCTTTGTTTCTTGAGGCTCAATTTCTAATATCTGTTCTTCTGTAAGACCAGTCTCCTTTTTAATAATAGCCAGCACAGATGCCTTTGTGAGCATATCGTCATTGGTGTTTATCCATCTATGAACGGTCTGCTTTGTCACACCCTGGTCATCCATTACCTGCTGAACAAACCCCTTTGTCCCTTTGATTGCCAACCATGCTATTTTTGAAAGTTTCATGTTACTTTTTCTTATTTTTAATTGACAAGTCAAATATAGAATACAAAAGTATACAAAAGAACACCAATTGTAAACTTTAGTAATCTTTTAATTACCAAATGTAATCTTTAGATGAAATCTAATGAAGTGGAGTTGTTGCTGCATAAGATTCAATCTGCAACCCGGCAGACACTGGATGATATTGCCGACACAATTAAAGTCAGCCGCCCTTATTTAAGTAAGGTCAAAAAAAAGGGGGAGGGTGATAATATTATAAGGCTATTGAAAAAACATTATGCAGATTCATTGAAGGAAGATGACAGTAAAATAGCGGCTGTTATTAACAGCCGGCTTATTGAAATAGAAGCAAGATGCAGGGTTTTTGAGATTACTTTGATTGAGTTATTATCCGGTGCAGAAAAGAAATCCAGTGCCGTTGTCGCTTCTGAATTGAAGAAAGCCATTTTAAATGAGCGTGAGATGTTAATGAAGGAACATGGGGGTGTTTAGCAAACTTTGGCTTGCATTTCCTAATACGCATAGCAACGCGGGTTTGAAGGGTTAATGTGAAGTGTCCTAAAGGTTTCGATTGGATAACTAATGTAAGTTTAAAACATTGTCTTATTTGTCAACAAAATCTTAAACATGAAATTATTGATTTTAGTCATTGTAATGGGCAACTTCGTTGCATGCAAATCGGCACCCGACAGGAACCAGATAATGACTGACTTTTTAAACCAAAAAAAAATCACTGAAGATAGCATCAGCCTGGCTTCAAACTATGAGCATTATTATTATCAAAAGGCAAAAGAGAGTATACATGCCGGGGAAGATTCTATAAAATGGAAAACTCTGATTGATAGTTCCAGTTATTATTCTTATCGTGGAAGCATTTTAAAACGGAGATTAACTGCGCTTGACTTTTCCGTTGATAGTTTGAGCAAAATGAAATAACTGGCATGCCCCCAAAAACAAGGAAAATAGAACCGCGGACCATTCAGTTTTCAAAAGAGATGGAAAGAATGGAGCTGGCGGGCACATTGCCTACCACCCAGGAACTGGCCAAGATAATGAAGTTGAAGAGTAAGAGTAGCATATCAGAAATCCGGTATCACCGGCAGAACATCCAGCCAGCACAGTGGAAGAGGTTTATTGAGTATTTCAAGATAAAGGACCATAGCCCAGTGGCAGACCCAGTGCAGGAGCAGCTGGCGACAATCATCCGTAATCAGCAAATGATCATGAAAAAGCTGGGTATTACGAATTCTACAAAAAAATAATTGGGCGAATTCAAATTTTTCCTAATTTCACATTCTCGGTAATACATCTCCCCTATTGCTTTCAATCTTTAAAAGATGGAAGCAGCAATCACCAAAGAAGTTTTACAAGTCTTTCGCCCGTATAAGGATTACATGACCTATAAAGAGGCTGTGGAGTATATGGGCCGCTCGGAAAGCTATCTCAACTCCAGGTTAAAATTATATTGCGTTGCGCCCAATGCGGAGGGCTTTTATTCAAAGTCAGATTTGGACCGTATTAAAACAGCACAAAGGAAAATAATATAAAATGGTTAACATTGCAGACCTTAAAAAGGGCGATATGGTAATTTCTCGCATTACCAATGATAACGGGTTGAGGGCCGGAAAAGAATATATTGTTGTGGAAGCTGGTTATAGTCGTTGGGATGCATCTCCCTATGCGGATATTAAAACCAATTATCCCGGCCACACGATAGAAATTAATTGCAATAATTTCAAAGATTTTGATAAGGTATGAATAATATAACCATCTTAAAAGAAAGTTGCGGCGGATGCCCTATGATATGGGATGTTATTCTTCCAGATGGTAGCGAGGGCTATATAAAATACAGGTGGAGCTGGATAGGGTTGTTTAAGGTCGATGAACAATGCGGCTTATTTCGTGACCCAATCGAAACCGAATTAATTGGCGATTCCGACGAATTAAGCGGAGTTCTTGAATTATCAGAAACTGTCGCATGGCTGGGAAGGAGAGGCTATGAAGTTGTTATCAGTGAAAATTATAGTATAAAAGAACATGATGATTACGGGTATTAGTCTTACAATTTGCCTGACAGTATCCTGAAACCCGCCACTGGCTTGAAAGTATGTTCCATTCCTGGGCACTTGCCCCCTGTTTAAATGCAGGGGGATTTTTATTTTTACCTCTTTATACCACTTTACACAGTTTTGTACCACTCATTTTTTGCCTTACATTTGACTGACAACCCGCCCGACACCCATGGAAGCAAAGATTTTCAAAGTCAAATCCAGAGACAAAAAAAAGTATTGGTACTATCTTGACAAAGGCCGTGGCGAAGGTGGCCGTGAAGCACTGGGTCTTTATACCTACGTAAAGCCCGGTGATATTTATGAGCGCCAATACAACGAACAGCAAATGGCTATCATACGCCAGCGGCAGGGTGAAATGCTGATAGGCTCACAAAAGAAAAAACAGAAAACCGATTTCCTATATTTTTATCAGTCCTATGTACTGGAAAACGAACGCCCGGGTAAACGTCATCTCCCATCCTCCCTTACCCATTTCAAAACATTCATTCAAGAAAAGAAGATTAACCCGGATAATTTAACTGAAGATAATTGTATTGCCTTCCGGCGCTGGCTACTCGATAGATTTAATGGGGAAACTCCACTGAATTACTTCTCCTGCTTTAAAGCCGTAATTAAATCTGCACATAAGTCGGGGTATTTTGAAAGCAACATTGCAGAAGACATAAAAGGAAAAAAGAACCCGAGTAAAGGGCGGGACTTTTTAACTGGGGATGAATATCTAAAACTATCGGCCATACCTTGCCCCAACCCAGAAATCTACCGGGCCGCTATTACCAGTCTTTATACTGGCCTAGCGTGGTGTGATGTAAAGGATCTAAAATATGAGGACATAAAAGATGACGTTATTACTTTGAAACGGAAAAAAAGTAAAGTGGTTGGTAGGATACCTATTCACAAATCTTTGAAGCAAGTGCTACTCACCGGCACCGGGCCCGTTTTTAATCTACCCACCGCAAACGGATGTAATAAAATTCTGAAAGCCTGGGCGAATACTGCAGGCATTGACAAGCATATAACCTGGCACTGTCTGCGTCTGTCCTTTTCTGTGGAATTATTACGTAAAGGAATTAATAACTCAACTGTGGCAGGCCTTATGCTTCATACCAGTACCACAATGGTAAATAAAACTTACCGGAGATATGTTGACGATGACGGACTCGCAGCAATCAAACTCCTCCCCGGCAATGATTGAACAAAAAAATCCCTGATATTGCTACCAGGGATTAAAACCGTTAATTTAATCTTGCGAATGTTTTGCCGCCTTCAGTCATTATGAAAGCATTTGAATCTTCATACAGAGAGTAGGCATTCCCATTGGAATCTTTTATTATGCCATGAACCCCGTCGTCCTTTATAAAGCCATGAACCCTCAATACTTCTTTGAATAGCTCAGGGGACCTTTCTTTTGAAATAAATTCATAATAATTCCCGAGAAAAGTGTTCGATTCACAATTGTTTTCTTTTGTAATTTGTCTCAATGTATACATATATATATCTAAACCGTTGAGCCGGTTCCTGCTTTTAAACTTGGGTCACTACCTCACTGGTTCCATCCAAATAGTTCACGGTGATATTTTTTATCTTCTTCGTTGAACCAACAACCGCTCCGCTCACAATACCATTGGCGTTTGCGTCCGTTGAAATTGGAAATTTCGCAGTAGCCGAATTGCCGACTGCATCCCAAACAGTCAATGTAAATACATAGCTGTAATTCGGCTGAATGTTTTTCACTGTCATTACACCCAGCGTGCTGCTATTCTGGCTACCATTCGGGAATTGCGGAAAGCCGGTAGATGGATATGGGTAGTTCACGTCCCATCTATAAGAAGCTATTGCTCCAGTTGATGGTGTTGTATCCAGTGTAGCTACGCCTGCGGTGATACTTATTTTTGCTGCTGCTGTCATTGTTGTAGGTTTTATGACTGTAGTAGAAGCCCCGAATCTGTATGCCGGATTGCTGCGCTTCTGTAAAGTCAATTGATAAATATTAAATGTTGTTCCCGGAATAAGGTGTATTGGGTTATAAATGATATCCCAGCCTCCGTGGCCGGTCGTAGTGGTTTCCAGCATGGCCATGCCTGGCGCAAATCCGTTAACCGCTAAAACATGGTTGTTATCATCCGCCCAACTGGTTACTGTATCATTGCTCGAATGCATGGCATAAACAATGGCCTTTCCGGCCCAGTTGGTAATTGGTCCACTCATACCCGATGCACTGAGTGGTGCGCCGGCAACAAACATGGCGCCATCTGCACTGTTTAACATATCCCAGGTTGTACCACCTCCAGCTGATAAGCCGGTTGGTAATACCAATGCAGTATCAATTTCAGGATGGTCTATAAGAAATTGTTTTAAAACGAAAATGTTTTCATTGGCATAGCAGCACCAGCCTGTACCAGGGTCAGCATTGTTTGACCTTATACCCTGCAGGCCCACCACAGCAAACTTGCAGCTCTTCCCAGTGACCGGATCTATTACGCTGTCGAAGTATCCTGATTTTGCTATATATAAAGGGCTGCCATTTTTATATAAAAGGCTTTCATTGCCCGTGGCACCGTTACCGGCGCCATCATTTAATCCTGCCTCACCCATACCATGGGAAAACCATATAAGACCACACTTCTCACCAGCTGCCAATGTGGGCATGCTCACAATTCCTTGACGGGTATAGCCTGATTGTAATTTGAAAGTTTGAATAGTTATCATAAAAATCTTTTAAGCTGCGTTCGGAAGATTCAAATATTTGGTTCCCGGAATAAAACCTTTTGAATTATATATTATCAAAAGCGTCCGCCACTGATATCCGAATGTTATTTGAAAGTGTGGCATATCAACCAGGTGCTCATCGGTATCACCTTGTGCTTTTGTTTTGCCGTCATTATCCCAATCAGCACCCCATATAATACCGAAATCCCGGGCTATTTGCTGCAGATGAGAATAATCATAGTTCCAATTTATTTGGCCGTTAACTAATTGGGCAACATCTATGGCCAGTCCGTAATTATGGTAAGAACTACCGGCGCGGGCATTACTGACTATTTTACCCGGCTTGGTTCTACCCTGCTGATATATTGCGTCCTGTTCTTCAAACGTTCGCAGGCCTTGTACAATGCGTAAGGTTATGTTTAAAGTATCCTCAGCAGTTTCTATGAACTTTTTAAACTTGTCTCTCACAGCTGGGTGCAATAGCTGCAAACGGCTTATACTGGTAATGTCCCTCATAAGAAGTGATTTACAATTAAAACAATAATCAACAATCCGACAAAAGCAGCCCGGCGCCACCAGAAAGGAATCTTCGTTAGCCGTTGCTCATTGAGTGAATTGCTTTTGCTGGATATGTAGTCAATGGCCCTGGGAATGATAAAGAAGTTCACAAGCATATTTAAAGCGATATCATAAAACATTCCACGGAGAGCAACGCAGCCAACAATAAAGGGAATTGCCGCGCACGTTATTGCCCATCCGTGGATTGTCAACCATAGTGCTATAATGCCGATAGCAGCCAGTAGATAGCTCAACCAATGGTTGATATTGCCGACCTTGCCCCAGGTTCGCTTCATGCGCCAGGTGTCAACGCCGGCCAGGATAATTGATATGATGCTGAAATATATCATGCTTAACAAGTTGGGCAGTAACCAATGGAAATAGCAGAAGCCGCGGCAAGAATTATTACTACCCCTTCAGGCCAACCGAAATCTTCAGTCAAATCTGCATTTCTCCAAAACATCAAAGCCAACCAGACAACAGCGGCGGTTGCAACGCCAAATAGCAGTATACGCCATCCGTGAAAGTGGTTTACTGCAGGAATGAAAAAGGCCAGCGAATGCAATGCGGCGAATGCCAGGATATAAATTACTGCGGCAAGTTTTTGGTTACGGGCATCATTGGAGCCCATTGAACCTTTTGGATAATTTGTAGCCATAAAATTTATTTTTTGTGAAATGATAATTTGAAAAAAGTACTGGCCTGGTAAATCTGGCCACCGTTGAAACTCTGCAGTGCTGCGAGCTGATATACCTGGTCCCGTTTTGTTTGCAGCATAAGCCCAGCTCCGGCGCCACTCAAGAAATTGTCCTTGCCTCCCTGAAACAATATGCCGGCATATATCTTATTTCTAACTTTGGTGGCAACAGTATTGGTGATTATAGGCAGGCGAAGGCTGTCAACATGCTTGCGTCTTACTATTTTGTTTTCGCTCACCGTGTCCTTTATTATGATGTAACCGAAATCGTTCCGGATAGTGTCTTCATAATAACGTTTGGCGAAATAGTCTTTTAGAATGGCCAGCGTATCAACAATGGCGGGCACTTCCTTGACAATAGTATTGGCAATCTCCAAAGTATCATGTTTCCAGTAAGTAATAGATTTCTCTTTTGGGACTACCCACGATGTACTGTCTAAAATGTGCTTATATACAGTATCCCTCTTTATAACTTCACCTGGTTCCGGGCATGGCTTAGGTTTTCCGCTACACATCCTTAAAAAAAGAATGATCAATATCAGAACTGCTATTACTCCGAGATAAAATTTGTTCATAACATTTTTATTAGCTTGCCCCTGTGTGGCCAACATTTATAAAAAGCCCAACATCCAACCGCAATCAACATTATCAAAAACAACCATCGTGAAGTACTGTAATTGTAAAGCCATATTATAAGCCCGGCAGCATGGTAAATAAACAGTATCCTGAAAAACCCAGTTATCCCTTTTACATTTCTGCCCCTCGTAAAACAATAGGTGCAAAACAATAATTGGTCGTTCAATCCTTTTATATACCACCAGAGAATTACTCCGTGTGATTTGCCGTCTAAAAAAACAACAAGGTTGTTACCGGATTTGTCCCCGAATAAGATCCACGATTCACCCAATAAATGAACGGTAAGTATCAGTATAATATACCATTTCATTAGTGATTGCCTGGTGGAGGTGGTGGAGGTGGCGGCGGATTTGAACCTGAATCGTCCAGAGCCTCTAATCCGCTTGGTTGTTCGTTCAACCATTTCTCCAATTCAACCATATATTTTTTTAAGGCTTTGATGTAGCCGCGCCAAAGTTTTTTTGTATCCGGTGTCATGCTGCTTTGTTTTTGTCTTTTTTCTTCAATTTGAAAATCTTAAATTCTTTTTTTTTGAGGAATTTAAACAGCAGCATCCCCATCCCGGATACGGCAAGAAGTACAAAAGATGAGGCGATATGAGGCAATTGATTCACGCATTAAAATTAGTATTTACGCAGTAATTAAATTGTAGGTGTTATCACTCATATCTTGTCATTGTTATACTACTTTTTTTTATTTCCTCTCCCTTGCTTCCATGCCTTATAAACATCTTTTCCCCACATTGACATAAAGCCTGCTGTAAATGCGGAGAAAATAGAAATGAATGGCGGTACCCACGCTGATATGTCAACGCGCAGGAGCTTAATAAGGAAGCTGCTTATCCCCCAAACTATTATTCCGATTACGAAACTAAAAACGTCATCTGTGTTTGTATGGTGCATGTCTATGTGTCGCATAATTTTTTAAGAAGTAATACAAAGGGTGTACCTATTATTTTTTTAGTACTAATGCAATCGCTGAAACCACTATTGCAAGTATTGCCAGTACCGCTGCCCATAGTTCGCGCCGGGTTACAAATGTTGATGTTTGATCTTTATACTGCTGCCGCCATTCGTTCTGCGCTTCAAACTTTTGATTGTTGGTTGCTTCTACTTTGCTTACCGCTTCACGGTTGGTTCCTTCCACTTTATCAACGGCCGAACGCACAGACTTTATTTCCGCATCCATATTCGATTTAAGCCATGCAATCTGATTGTCGATATACTTTTTCATTTTACCTCAGTCGTTTTTGTCTCTACAATAGTTTGCGATGGCGGCGGATTCTGCAGATTTTCCTGTATACTTTTTGCCTTATCACTCTCCATTTTACTTGCTGCATAATTAAAACCAATCACACCTCCTACACTGGTGCTGATAATTGATGTCCCCAATATTTGTATAACGTCTTTATTTGCCGGTGGTATCGCGATGAAAAGCAATAAAATAATAAAAACGTAAGACCCTGATATTATCATAACTGCCAGGACTGCGCGGATATTTGATTGGCTGATATTTGTCATCATCTTTCGCATGGCTATGGATAAATTTTTGTGACCTTGATGTAATCGAATTTGATTCCGTTGCTACCGAAATAGTAGAACCCAATCGCGTTGCCGGTGAGTGAGTTATTAATTGTTGCTGTTGCCTTCTGAACTCCATTTTGCAGGATGGTAATACTTTGCCCGTTCACCCTTACAATGATGATATCATTCACGCTAAATGAGCTGATGTTGTGTGGGGTGATAGATGCATCAACAGTAGAAATAATCTGACCGATAGAGCCACCAGGGTAAAGGTCCAGGTATGCAAAATCATTTCCCGTCTTTTTAAACAATGGCCGGCAATAACCTGAACCGCCCAGTGCAGATATTTTGAATTCATATTCATGCGCATTATTGGTACCGGCGGTAAAATAAATATCGTTGCCGCTTCCGGTATGATAGAGATTGGCTCCATCAGCTCCAATAGTACCATCATTGTAATAAGCAGCCCATGCAGAGACGCCAATGGGTGCCGGTGTTACACCAATTAGGTTAGAGGCTGTATAATTAAAATCATCCTGTACGACAATATCACTACTTACCCCACCTGCAATTACTTCTACAACCATTTGCTTCCATCCACCGGGAACAGGGCTATTAACGATAGTCTGAGGTCCTGGTGCTGTGGCAACGTCTACGCCAGAACGGTTGATGGCAAATGTGGGCACGCCCAATGCGATAGGTATTTCAAAGAATGCAACACCGGCTCCAAATGTTGTGGAGGAAAGCGTGCCATTTATTTTCAACTTGGCAGGGGCGGTTAAATGAGCTGCCATCCTTATAGTGTCGAATTTCGGATACTTGCCAGCGGCCACCCACGCTGGAACTGATGAAAACGGCGAAGCATTCCACCACGATTGCGTATACTGAGACGGGTAACTTGAATAAGGCGCCAATATAGTGCTGCCAACTGAAACTGTGCTCGGGTGCAATGAATACCATGCAAACATTTTATCTGCAGTGATAGCCACAATTCCATTACTGCGCGCAGCTGCGATATGAGGGGCAATGAATTTAATAGCACCGGTCCTGTCAAGTGTGGGGTCAGTATTTGACGGACCACCGAAAACATAATTGCTGCCTTGTGGTGGGTAATAGCTGAGGCCTGTTGATGATGGTACCGGCTGCGGTCCTACACTGGAACATTCCTGGTAATCATTCATGGTAGTCCAGCAATAGCCAATAGGCCGTTGGGCACTTGGCAAAGCCAGCATCGCATTCATTACATCATCAAGTGCAGAGAAGCTCATTGAGGTCTGCTGCACAGCAGCATTGAAATAATTGGCGCTTAAGCCGGCGAAAGCAATTTTGCCCCTTGAATAAGCCTCTTGCGCCACCCATGTATTTTCGTTGATAATATTTTGACGCATGGCGGCATCGGTTGTTCCGCGGTCCACTGAAAAAGGAATGATGCCATCCCATCCGCTATCCAATGCGTGACCGACGGCGGCCTGGCTTTCGGGATAAGAAGAATAATTTTCTTGCCAGCTCGTTCCATTAAAATGTGCATAGAAAGGATTGGCGAATAAGAAGTATGTATTCCGGGCCCATCCCGCAGAGGCCAGGTCTGTTACCAAGTCATTATAGCTGGTGACTGTTCCATAATATATCTGGAAGCATGGTTTGTTGTTTATTTTCCAGCATGCCGGATGCGCGAAGGCCGCCAATGCCATATTCACCCTGTCTGTGCGACTGGCCGTCTGGCTTATTTGTGCGAGCGCAGGAATGCCTTTTGCCTGCGCAGCATCCATCATATGAGTTAGCCTTGCGGGATAATCACTGCCGAAGATGTCTGAAAAAAGTTGAATCCAATTAAGACCCAAATCTTTCATGTCCTGAATATAAGCCTGCTTATCTGCGATATTTTCAGTCCACGAAAGCATGGTATGGCCGCCGTGAAGAATAGTAACAACAGGCACGGCAGGTGTTGCATTGGCTGTTGCATAACTGCTATCAAAGTATCCTGATGCAATTGCCCTTACCCGGTAGAAATATTGAGTACCATTGGTAAGGCCATTATCAATAAATTCCAGCGCCTGGCCAATATATAGTGCTAATGACACGCCGGTGGTAAAGCCAGCATCGATGGCCCGGTCAAGTATATAAAGAGTCGCGCCTGTAACCGTATTCCAATCTACTGTCACAAGGCTGTCTCCGGCTGTTGCAATCATTCCTCCTGGTGCGGGTAATGCGGTAGCTGCAGAGGGCAAAGGCGGAGCTGCAATCGCGGTAATATCCATGTCGATTTTTGGGATTAAATAATATCCCTTACCGTTCTCAAATCCTGAAATACCATTGATGTCTCTTCCAGGCACAAAGCTTTGAATCGGATTATCGATTTTATAAATGATGGCAACGTTATCAGCAGTTATGCCGGCATCATCAAAAGAAATATCTCCTTTCGCTAATACAACATTTGGCTGATTTGCAAAAACATTGCTCATATATTGCCGCTATAAAGGATTAAAAATTTTTCGCCTGTATTCACCGGTGATCCCAAACCAATGACCAACCCATCCCATGTATATTCTGTGGGCGAAGGGTTGTTCGAAACTTTATAAATTGGGGTGTCACCTCTTTTTATAAACAATATTTTGTTGCCCGAAACCTGTGGCACCGATAACGTTGACCCTTCCGTTCCCAGCCCTATATAGGTGATATCATAAATATTCTGCAGTTCCTCATTGCCGGTTTCAAAGAATACTTCGGAAGGGATGGCGCAAACGTTCTGTTTGAATTGGATGCTAACAGAAAAGTCAATTGTACAGCCTCCATACATATCGTCATTGCCTTCTGAGATTACCAGGTTAAGATTATTCTCAACGCTGATTCTCCAGTCATCCCAACCTGGATGATTGAACTGCGCGATAATATCCATGGCAACACTTACCATATCGCTATCTACATCCTGTTCGTTTGTTTTGGTATCGGATGCAACATGCACCAGGTCAAACAGAGAAAGCCTGTAATTAAATGTGGCTGCCTTGCCAGCTATGTTTATTGACCCTGAACTGTCTTCCAGGAAAGCTGCAGGATATTTTCTTGTTTTATCTGCAAGAAGATCTTGGGAGAAGCCACGGTAAAAGCTCCGTACCTGCTTATGTGCAAGGCATATTTTTTTAATCCGCGCTATCACCTGGTTGAGCGTCATGGCTTTTTCTTTTTATCAGTTTTTTTAACCTCTTTGGTTTGCTTCGCTAAAAACAGTCGAAGCTTCTCTTCATTTTTTTTACTCGTACTCTTTCCCATTTATTAATCTTTATATGGTTGGCCGTTAAAGCCACCCTTGTTACAATAAGGATTATCAATACCGTCGCTGTCGCCCAAATAAATTGGCGAAGTAAAATTTCTTTGCTCAGGCGTTACCGTATCAATGGTATTGCCCGGATTCAGATATTCAGGATACCAGGTTGGCGCCTTGTCAATAATCCGCAGGCGAAGTCGCTGCGCGTAGAACTCTGCCCTGTTTTTATATTTGTTGCTGAGGTCTATCAGCTCACTCATGGTTGGCAGCTCTGTATCATTGCCGATTTTTCTGGAAACACCTTTATTCCAGAATTGATAGGAAATAGTTGTCGGCAACTCCGACAGCGTATAGTACATGAGCGCATCCACCAGGTATTTATCAATAAGGTCTTTGTAGTTGACATTTTCAGCATCCTTCATCTTATCAGTAGAAATAAGAGATTGCAATTTGTTGTAAAGGTTAGTGCCCAGGATAGGCATGATATACATGTCCTGCGCCACTTTAATGTCAGGGTAGATGAGCTTAGGGTCGATGTTGCCATGGATGACCGTCCGCTCCTTTATCATTGTGTCCGATATGAGTAATATATTTTCTGACATTATTTTTTCTTTACTACTATGTTACTTTTCCATAAATGCCTGCATTCGGGGTTGTGACCCCACCATCCGCCTTTGCGGTCAAAAACAGAATAGCCAAGGCGTTGAGAAATGTTTTCAATTTCAGCCCTTGAATAAAGCCTGTCGAGTTTTATCATCTTTATGCAGAAAGGCCGGCTGGTGGGTATAATGGCCGGGCCTATGCCTGGTTTTACTTCATAGCTGTACTTTACAAATATTTGAACCGGCGGTGTTTTAGCTGTAGGCGGTGGCGTGGTTATGTCAAGCTCTTTGGGAATATTTCTGCTGATTACTTCATCTTCACCAATTGTCTCAGTTGTAGATTCCAAATAACCGCGTTGTGTGAGATTGGCAATCTTAGCATCGACATACGCCTTGGTCTGACCGATAGCTTCCGCAATAACTTCAGATGTTACTTTGGGGTCCTTTTTAATCATCTCCAAAATCTGGTCTTCAGTATAGGTGACGTCGTATGTTTTAAAAGCCTCTTGCATGAAAACCTCTTCATCCGCTTCTGCCTCGAGCTCACTGGAAAAACAAACTTTTTTAGATTTTAATACCTCAAAGTCTGCTTTGGCTTCGCCGCATGCATCAAACATGGCAACAATGGCATCCAGATTATCCACTGCAGCCATTGCGGCTGGTGCTGGCTGTATGCCAAGGATGCTGTTTATATCAGCGTCACTTAATCCCAATCCTGTTCTTAAAAGCGTTGTAGCCTGGGCTTGGTTCAACTGGCCCTTTCCATATTGGCGGATGATGCGCATTAACTGCTGATGCTGTTTCGCTGAAAGGTTTTTAATATTATCGTTCGCCATCGCTGTAGCCTCACCAGGTGCAACGGGAGCCGCAGGGGCTGGTGTATTAACGGGCTTTGTAACATCAGCAGGGACCGTTCCATCGGAAGGCTTATTGTCAGAACCGATATTTGGAAGCGCCCACAAGTCTTGTGGAATGCCCAATTTTTCAAATACAAATTGTTTTGGAAGCGAATTCACTATATCCTTTACATCGAATTGAATACCGATGGGATCTGTTTGTTTGAGCTTGTAAGCACCCGGCCACATGGAATAGGAGAACAAATAATTTATTTCTTTATCAAAATCATTGGCCTTTGGCTTTGCGTATGTGTTGATGAAAATTTCGTATGCTGTTTTTAATTCCTGCGTGGCACCGAGTTGCCCTTCGGTTTTTATTCCGAATAAAGCGGGACTTGTAACCAGGTGCCCTGAGAAGATTTCCTGCTGGCAAGTTTTGTTCAACTCCACAAACATCTTATCCAGTTCACTACCGGATAGGTCATCCACCTTCACCGTCTGGTTAACACTATTGGCATCATTGAAAACAAGTAAGAATTTACCGGCATTTTCAGAGCCTGCAAATTTCTTTTGCATCCGCATTTCCACTTCTCTTTTCTTTTCTTCCGTGGGCTCTCCTTTAAAGAACTGTATCAGTTTTGACGGATTCATGCCATTGCGGATGGCAGACAAATAATACTTGCTGATTTCAATATCCGTTTCTACATAGTTGTTGCAGCCGATATAATCAGGCAAAGGATAATACCTTATCATGGGCCTGTATTCATCGTAGGCGTAAATCTGAGAGCCTACAGGCTTGCCCGGATTAAATGACGGGATGGGTTCTTCTTCTTCCCGGTTGGCAGGGCCCCAGTTTTCCTTATAATAATAACCACCCTCTTTACCGGTGCGGATGCTGGTAAAATCTACATGATAGATTTCTGAAACCCTCCTGTTCTGATTCCAGATAATTTCAAGCCTGAAGCCGCCATATATACGCACATCCAGAATTGCCTTTTTTGAAATATCGTTCAGCGTTTCCCCCAGCCGGTTAATCACCATATTTCCGTTTTCATACCCTTCACCAAAGATGTAATTGGCTTTGCCGGTTAAGATGGCATTATGCTTGGCAGATTTGTTATACAGAAAAGTCAAGTATTCCGGGTAGCGGTTGTCCTCTCCATATTTTATGTAGTCTTTATTCTTGCTTTCTTTGAAGACAGGAATTTTACTGTCAGCAAATTTCAAGACAATAATGCCTGGTTCGCCTGAAGAAACAACTTCATGTGGTATATCTACTGTCTCAGCCATTGTATGTTTTGAAGCTTGTTGGTGAATCGTATTTTGTAAATTCAAACTCAGTAGCCCTGTCTAAAATCATTTTGCCGAATTCTAATTCTGCAACGGCCAGCAGCGGGTCCAGGTTGATATCATTTGCCTGCTCATAAATTGTGTAATGCCATTCGCCGGGTTGCATGCCTGCAAAGAGTACTGAGGCATCAATTGTGAACATGTTATACCGTTCGCTGTAAAAGCTTTGATCATCTGCTGTGGATTTGACGAATGCCACCACGTCTTTTGTCAACACATGAGTAAAAACAAACAGGTAAAATGGATTGGCTATAGTCACATTTTCTGTGAGCGTAAGAACCAATTCCACGGCGGTATCATCCAGTTTGAATTCCAGCATATACTGGTAAATAGAAAAAGCCGCATTCTGTTTCCAAAATGACTGAGGGAGAGTACTATTGGAGGGGGGGAGAGGTGTATTGTGATAAGTCCATATCTATTTTGGCAATAATATAATAGCCCTTATTTCTGGTGAAAGCGGTAACGCCGTTTATTGACCGGCCGGGAACATAAGACTTTGTAGGTGAGTCAACTTCGTAAATGATGGCGGTATTGGATTCGTTTATGCCGGCATCTATAAAAGATCCACTTGCCCAGGCAACGGCAACATTGGGACGGCCGCCAAAAATATTTGATGACCCTCCGTAATAAACAATTTCGGAATTGTAGGTAACTGCCTCACCGCCTATGGTTACTACTGCCATGATTACTTTTTATGCTATTTCTTCACAAGTAATACCAGTGCCGCCGTTTTTTGTAAATGTGGTATCCGGGCCAACATCCCCTTTTACAACTGCATAATTTATTTTTTTGCATTTGCCCAGGTTAGAAGGGTCATTAATATCATAGGCGGTAACCTGCCAAATATTATTTGAATCGGTTTGAGTATCCACATTTGCATGCTCAATATTCATTTGGAATATGCCAAACCGGTGGGCTCCTGAAACAGTTATGTTGTTTGTATTTCGGTAAGCACCATATCTGAAAAAAGAAGATGCATGCCCATTGGCTTGAAAGTTCAATCCATGCCGGCAGCAAACAATATTTATATTATCTCCATTTGTATGCTCGTTTACGAAGATTCCGCTGTGGTATCCTGAAATTACAATATTCTGCAGCCTGGTTAATGCGCCATTGTTTACTGCTGGAGTAATCAAGCCAACCTTAGCATTTGTAGGGTCAGAGCTTTCCGGGCTATATAGACTGTTGTTGATGAACAGATTTTCTGCACTCATTTGCTGGGCATAGTTTAAATCTACGCCATGAATAGCCGGATTGTTTGCGGTCCTTATTTCCAGATTAAGCAATGAAACATGGATAGACGAAAACCCCATATAGTTACCTGGTGCTGTGTTTTGTTCAGCCTTTACCACTGCCCCGTACGCGGTATTGTTGCTTTTAATTATTGTTCCATTATTTGGCAGCGTAAAAGTTCCGATTGTTCCAAAAACGGTAACGGGCTGACTTTCTCCCATTACAGTAATGCTCAGCCAGCTTGTACCAGAGATAGCAGGAATAGAAATTTTACCCAGGTAAAGACCACGTGGTATAAATAAAATACCGCCACCATTAGCAATGATTGCGGTAAGCGCTGCTGAGAATGCTGTTGTATTTTGAGCCTCTGTGTTAGAGGGGGAAGCCCCATATTCAGTGGCGTTAAAAAGTCCTTGAGTTAACCGCAGCGCGTTTATTAATTCCATTGCGATTACAATTTCTCGATTTTAATAGACCTGATATACGCTTCCAGCAAAACTGAACCGGTCGGCTCGTGATATAATTCAATTGCAACGCCTAAACCAGATGTTGTCCATCCTGTTGTATCAATGTCAATAGTATTTGTTCCGGTAACTAAATTCGCAAAATACCGTGAGCCCTGAACAGTTGATGCTGCGAAAAAATAAACGTTTGGAGACGCATTAACTGTGTTTGGAGTTATTACGTTTGCCACAACAGTGAGCCTTAACTGATCGCCCGGTGTTACTCCTGGCAGTCCGGCATCTAATGTTGCATACATAGTATTTACATCTGACTTAAAGTGCGCTTTTGATACACCACCATCTGTAGTATCTACACGGGAAAGGTCGCCCGTTGATAAACCATCATTTGCAAAAGTCCAGCCTGTTGCATCACTAAATGTCTTGTCCACCAACGTAATGGTTCCAGAGGTAGGCGTTGCATTTGCTGTTGCATAGGCGCTGTCTGCGAATCCCGCGGCTGTAGCGCGTACGCGATAGAAATATTGCACGCCATTGGTACGGCCGGTATCGGTATAAGCAGAAGTGCTACCTGTATAAATTCCCAAAGCCACTCCTGTTGTGAATCCAACATTCGTAGCACGGTCAACTATATAGCTGGTGGCGCTTGTTACATTGGCCCAATCCAAAACGTTTTGAGTATCACCAGGTGTTGCAGTAAAGCTTCCAGGGGTTGCCAATTGAGCTAATGCGGGCACCGGTGGAATTAAATAAGCGCTAAGATCCATATCCGTCTTGGCAACAAGATAATATCCGAGGCCTTCTTCGAAACCGGTAATAGCGTTAATACTGCGGCCTGGTATATAAGATTTTAACGGATTATCCACCAGGTAAATAATAGAAGTATTTGAGCCGGTGATTCCGGCACCGGTAAAAGAAACAGTTGCCATTGCGACAACTGCATTTGGAGCATTCCCTTTTATATTGTTAGCCATAGGAAAATCAATTAAAACGAAACGGTTCCGTTAGTAAATACTCCTGTATGTTCAACACCAACTTTATCAGTATACCTGAATGCTGCACCAGAATAATCGGTTGGGTAATCAATTACCAGTTCTGTCACGCCACCCACTTTAATGGTCATGGATTGTGGCGTACCCAATGGTGAGGCAATTGCATTGAATTCAAATAACTGGTCGGCATCTATTGAGCCCACAGTTCCACCCACACCGGATGCGCTATCAGAAGTGCTGCCTGAGAATTCCAGTGATGTATCAAATGTTATCACGATGTTGTCATCCTGCAGGGATGAAATAATAGCAGGGTCTACGAATGGCGCCAGCTCAGGTTCTTTGCTACTGAAGTTTAGTGTATAGCCATTACGGTCGCCCCAGGCTGTACCGGTAGTAGCCGCACCCGTTTCAACACGCATCCCGTATTGACGGCCATAAAGCCGGTAGGTATCATTGTTATCTTTAATAACAACAATTAAATAGTTTTTGGCCAGCAGTAGAATTTCATTCCTTACGGCTACCTGTTGTTTATTCAAGACGATGGTGCCTTTCTGGTCGTAGTAGATAGTACCGTTCTGGCGGTTACCAACAATGGCTTCTTCGAAGTTGGCAGTCTCCTGCACCAACTGGTATTTGCGGAATATTTTTCCAGTGCCTTTGGTAATGTCAACAATGGTACCTGAGCTTTCAGTCATCGATATCACATTGTTTAGCTCTATCAGATAAAGCTCTTTGGTACCACCGGTACCAACGTCACATCCGAAACTATAATCCTGGGTTAATGCGCAATTGGCCATAGCGAATATGTTAAAGGCCGGGTGTTAGCCGGCCTGTTTATTAAACTAATTTGAAAGAAGTGATTTCGTCAGGGAAGGCTACGTTTACACCGTATTTGAACTCGGCATCGAAACGCAGGTAGTTTTTGAACTGGTCAGGAAGTATCTCCCATTTTTCTTCTTCATTTTCCATATCCACACCGGCAAACATGTTGCTTGTTCTCATACCAAACAAACGGTTGGTACCATCCAGACCATGAACAGCGGTCAGTTTGTAATTGGTACCAGGTATGATTATTTCGCCATTCTCAGCTGAAACTTCAGAACCTTTGGGAGCGAAATTGAAAAGGTTCTGGTCGGTATAAGCAGCAACGAATTTTTGGAATGTATCCCAGCCTGCGAAAATGCGGACATCGGATTTACCCTGTATCCTTGCAGGAAGGGCAAGCCACATAGAGTTCACAATCGCCTTCACGTTTGTGGAGATAATGCCAGTACCGGTAGCGATAGCGCCTGTACCATTATAAGCAGTTTGATTGGCATTTACTGCAACGGCAGCAGCATCAATCAGTTTGATGAAACCATCAAATCTGCTGAGGTTAGCATTCAGGCTGGTTGTATCACCCTGCCAGATAGCCACCTCCAATTGTTCAGCGATGGTGCCTGATTTAAGGTCGGTATATTCCTTTTCAAAAGGAATTGTTTGGCCTTCCGCGCGGCTACCTGCAGCGAGCTTCTTGCTCATGTATTTTTTGTTCAGGGTCTTTACGCAGATATCTTCAACAACGGCAACTTCACCAACGGTCACCTTACGCTGAGTAAGGGATGTGGTACCGCTGGAAACCCTTGTACAACCAACGCCACTTTGGAAAATAGCATCGGTAGCCAATACGTTGATGGTTTCGGCGAACTTAACACCTGTCATTACATTGCCTTCAGCGGCAATCAAGTCAGCGGTTTTTCCACTGAAAATCGATCTGGTGATGAGCTCGTTTTCGTTTTCGATTACGTAGTCTACCAGGGTTGAAATATCTAAGGCCATAAGATTTTGATTTTAAGATTGAAAAGATTTATTCTTCAGTTTGATTTATGCGGGTTCAGTGTGTGCTTCTTTTTTCATTTTCTTGAATGCATCAGCCAGTCTCTGCAGGTTCGCTTCTTTCTTATCAAGGAATTTTTCCTTCTTTGCGTCATGAAGCGTTTTTGGTTCAGAGCCGGGTTCATTCACCAATATTTCCACCAGCTCAAAAAGATCTTTGATTGTTTTTTCGTGACGGTCAATCACTTCTTTCTGGTCAGTAATTTTTTGAGATTCCATTTTCAACGTGTTGTTGTAAATGGCGATGGCTGCATTTGTATCTGCCAGGCGTTGTTGTTCCATTATCTGCCAGCCGAATTCACTCTGCATTAAAGCTTTTGATATCAGCTCCAGATTGGTGAGCCTTTCTTCGGGCGTACCAACAGCAAACTTTGTCATCATATCAGCCATCTGCGCAGCGGTTACCTGTTGTTTAGCAGGAGGCGTTGTGGGAGCGGCTGGTGGCGGAGTAGCGGGAGGTGTTGCGGCCTGCGCAGGAACATCGGTTGTTACCGGCGCTATAGGTGTATAAGCTGTGATTGCACCGGATGCATCACAAGTAATTATTGAACCATCAGCCAATACCAAGTCGCCGGCAGGGGCAGGAAGCGCATTGATAGAAACCTTATCACCAACAGCGGGGATATCACCTGTCATCACAATGGATATCTGTGTGCCATCCTGTAAAGTGAAAACTGTTCCGTCAGGAACGGCTGGCGGGGCAGGTGCTGCAGGAGGAGGTGTAGCCGGCGGCGCAGCGGGTGTTACATCAAACGCTGCTTTTATTTTTGCAAGAAGTTCTTTAGCTTTTTCTTTTGCATTCATACTGGTAAATATTATTGTTGGGAATATGTTTCACTTAGCGCCTCAAAAATTTTATCGGCGTACTCAGTTCCAAAATGTTTTTCGAGGAGATTCCATTTGCTTGCCGGAGAATTGGCAGACATTTTTACCGGGATATAATTGAATAACCCTTCTACGCTGAAACCTTTTATCAGTCCGGTTTTCACCTTTTCCCACACATCAGCATTATTTATTTTTGCTGATATAAACCAACTACCATCAGCCACATCTTCAAATCCTTTTAGCGGCATCACACCCATAGCATTATCCGAAACAAAAGAATTGAATATGGTCACATCTGTAACCTGCTGTTGTTCGTCGTGGAAGAGATTGAAATTTTTTAAGTATCCTTTGGCGGAGAATTTTTCAACTATGCTCTGAATGGTGGGCTTATCAAACACCACATAATATTCACCCAGCTGGTCATCTTTACGATAAAGCGGCATATCGGCAACCATAGCAGGGCCGCTGACTATTCTTTTTTCTTCATTGATAACAAAGTGCGCCTTATGCTCATTGGCTTTGAACGCCTGGAAATTGCGCTCGATGGCGGGACGGTCAACCAGTCCGATAAAATTGACCTCTAAATCAGAATTGAAAGCAGGGTCTATTTGTGCTTTGTAAATCTGCAGCTCCATGCTGGTAAATAGCTTTTACCAGATTCTGTTTCATTTAGCTATCTGAAACGTTAATATTTAGCTATTACCACTAACCGGGTATTGCATATTGTTCAGAATTTTCTGTACTTTATGGAATGAAAAAAATTATACCATTTATCGTAGTCGCAATAGTTTCTTTTTCATCATGCAAAAAAGAAAATGAACAGGTTGCTAGTCGGTCAGCGGTGGCTGGCGAACCCTCTATTGTATCCGTTAAAGCATACCCTGTGTACGCAGGCGCAAACGAAAGTGCAGCCTTTGATGTTAGCCTGATTGCAGACAGTAATTATGTTTCCAGATTAGATTTATATGAAGTGCCAAATTTGAAAAGGGCCAGTGTTTACAAGCCTGTGACCGGCAAATACACCATGTATGACCATGTGGGCGATTACACGCGTGGTGCCTCCTATTTTTTTGTTTTTACAAAAACGGATGGAACTAAAATTACTTCTGATATTTTTGAACTGCAATAACTATCCACCGAGCCGGGCTTGACGGTTCAAACGCTCATCCCTTTCACGGTTGTTCTGCACATCGCTATCCAGAACATATACACGACTTGCAGCATTGCCGATGCTGTTCAAACTTTTTGAATCCAGCGTGGTGTTTGTTTGTGTAGGTGCGACGGGTGCTGCCGGTGGTGTTAATCCTGTTGGCGTTGTACCACCTCCCCCACCCTGGCCGGGGATTTGAACTGATACAATTTTTTTAACAGCGGCTATACCTGTAACTATTGCGCCGGCAGCTGCTACGGCTCCCAATGCAATACCTACGGGTCCGGGTATAGTAGTCACCATACCCTTGAATGCGCCAATGGCAGCCTGATAAGTATTGATAGTCGTGGACGCAATAGATAACGCCTTACCGATTGCTGTTTGCTTTCCTGCAACACCAGCCAGCGTTTCCAGTCCGCCGGCTATTGCTCCGGCCACTTGTGCATTGTGCTGCGCTTCCGCATCCCTTATTGTTTTTCTTGCATCAGCAAGCGCGGCAACTTTGGTATTATATTCAAGTTCCGTAATTACTTTATTGTCAAAAGCCTGTTTTACCAAATCCTGTTCGGCTTGCGCTGCCGCCAGTTTGCCTTCAAAATCAAAATTTCTTTTTTCAATGATGGCTTTCTGCTCCTGTTCAGCCAGTTCAAATTTTTTCTTATCATCTTCTTTTTTAAATTTAGCCTGGGCCTTATCCTGCTCTGCTTTTAACTGGGCATCAAGCGCCGTTTTTATCTGCTGCAGTTTGTCACTATCATCCTTGTAATGCTCAATAGCCTGCTGCAATTTTTCCTGATAGCCAATTTCAAGCTGTACTAACTCTGCCTTGCGGGCATCGGTAATCCCATCCAGCCTCGTTTTCTGGGTGATAGAAGAAAGTTCTTTCTGGAAATCAGCTTCCTTTTTTTGAATTTCCTTATTGTGCTTATCATCCAGCGCTGCTTTTTGTGAATCAAATTGTTTCTGCAATGCTTCGTCAAGTTCAGCCTGCTGTGCCCGGGTTATTTTTTTATCCTGAAAAGAAACGACATTGGCCCGCTTCTCATCGGCGATTTTATTCTGTAGCTGTTTGAGCTCCTTATCATAACCATCCTTTAGTGTGGCCAGCTCGTTTTCCTGAGTTATTTTTAAAAGCTTATTGGTGAACTCAACCAGTTTCTGGCGCTCAGCTTTCGCCGCTTCCGTGGCTGCTTTTTCAGCTTCCTTTCTTTCAGCCAGCTCCTGTTTATTGGCGGCGGTCAATTGCTTATCAATCCTGCGCAGTTCATTGGCGTTGTCCGTTTCTACTTTTATGGCCTCAATCTTAGCATCATTTATCTCCTTCAGATTCTTTTTGGCGCCATCCTTTTCAAGAGTTAATTGGGCGATTTTATTTTCTGAAGTTCTCTTGGCGAGGTCAACATCCTCTTTTGCGTTTTTTTCGGCTTCATCTTTCAGTTCCTTCAATGCCGCTTTGCGTTTAGCCAGTGGCACGCTATCATCGCTGGCCTCCTCGCGAAGTATCGCCAGCTTTTTTTGTCTCTCCGCCTGTTCCAAATCATTCTGCGATTGTTCGCGCTTCAGCTCCTGTGCCTGTTTTGTAAGATTGGCCATTTTAGAATAAGCATTGGCGGCAGCATCACCCACCGCTTTCATATCCGCTATGGCTCCTGAAAAATCAAACTTGAATAGTTTAATAATTGAGCTGGCAATTTTATCCAGGCTATCAAGTAACGCCTGGCCTACGGCCTTGATACCGGCAAAAACTTGTTCCACCTTTTCACCACCCTCGAATGTGTTGGTGAACGCTTTGTAAATTAACGTGCACACCGCTACAATAGCAGTCAGAATAGCAAGAATAGGGTTTGCTGCCAACAGCTTCAGCATGACATTAAACTTACTGGCCCCCTCCGTTGCACCAGTCAATGCGGGACTGGTTTGAGCCAATCCTTCCTTTATGTTTTTAAAATGCTCAGAAGTTCCCTGAGCTGTTTTATTTAATTCTGTTGTGCTGGCTTTCAGCTGATCCTGAGCTGCTTTCAGATTCTTAAATGCTGTGGCCTGGTCGGCTGTGCCGGCTTTTGTATTCTCAAAAGTTTTCTGTAACTGCTTTATCTCATCCTTCAGTTCCTTGACAGATTTTGAGGCCGTCACCGTGCTTGATGCGTCCACTTTGAGGGTTGCGCCTATAACTTGATTATCTGCCATTGTTGGGAATATTATTATTTAATGAAGGAGCATTTTTCTTTGCCATTTCCGCTTCGTATTTGCCCTTGGCTTTTAAGAACATTAGATCGTGAAATGCCTGCCTGACAGGAAGACCATAAGCCTCTTCCAACTTTATCCGCTCATATTCTGCAACCTGGGAGGCAGCGTAAATCCAACCGTATCTTTTGTTAAACATATCGGACTGAGCAGACTCGGCATGCACGCTTGTATCCAGGCCGAACAACCCTTTATACTGATTGTCCAATTCTTTTTTTCTTTCCCTTATCAACTGCAGACTACCCATCACCTCGGTAATTGGCTGCTTCAAAAAATAGGCAGCCCTTTTTTCATGTAGCCTTACCCTTCTCTCTACAGCTTTCTGTTTACTGAATATTTTCATGAGCCAATCGACATAGCTATGGCAAACCGTAGCCAGCATTTTTTGCGCATTGACAATAGGCGCAGACTGATAATGCGACAACTCAATATATTGGCCAAAGGTCATGGCACCTGCATCATAGTTAATGGCATATTTACCTATTCTTTTTTTGGTTACAGGAACGAATGGGCTGCTGAATATTTTTGAAATCTGGTTGAGCAGCTTACCCACTTTTTTCATACCGGCGTTGTCAAGCTGATATTCGGTCATATCAAAAGCAATGCATGTGCAGAAAAGCGTCTTGTCCAAATCCGGCACGCCCTTGCGCTCACTGATTTCATTTATCTGCTGATATTTATAGAGCGATATTTTATTCCAGTGGTTCATCAATAAATGGTGTTTATGACTTTCAATAATTGCACCTCACAGTCTGACGGAATGGTGGCATTGTAATCGGTGATTTTGTTCAGCCTGAACAATACCCCATCCAGGTACACGTATTTTGAAAAATCAAGATCAAAGATATCTTTGGGTGTCAGGTAGAATTTTGCAGTCAATAGTTTACTGTCTTTGTCGGTAATCTCCGCCATGTAAGAACTCCAGTAAAGATTGAACTGTGTCTTGGTAAGGTCTCCCGTGGTCAGTGTAAAAAACAACTCGTGCAATACTCCAAAATTTAAATCATTGGTGGGGGCATCGGGGTCATCCAGGTGGCCGGCATATCCATAACTGGTTAATGACGCCAGCACGGTACCTGCATCTGCCGGGCCTGCTTTAATATCCCAGCTGGCAACACCGGTTATTTTTTTTGTCTGCATTATTCTTATGACGCTATCAACTGTTTCCTCAACTGGAGATGAGGCAGAGCCGGACCTTTTAAAGATGGTAGAATATATTTTTTCTTCACCGGCATAACCAACAAGCGGGCTAGACGCAAAGATTATTTCAAGTTTACTTTTCTGACTTGCAAATTCAAATTCACTGTCGAATGTGTAGGAACCATAACCTTCGTTATACCTCTTTTTGTATAGGTCATTAAAATAATCGGAATCATCCTTGTAATTGAAGTTGTATATCTTACTGTTTAGTTCCGACAATGGCTTTATTTTCAGCGGCTTGTTTCTGTTTAGCTTATAGGTCCAATCGACGGCATTTGACGAGTCGGTAGAATAAAAATCAACGAATGGGGATATCAAAATCATTCTCTCATCAAACCTGTCTTCATAAACATAAAGGTTAAAAAGTTGCACAATCCCCATCAGGAAATCAATTTGCCTGACGTTTTGGGGAATGGAATCATTTATTAAAATGGTATCCCCAGGGTTTACGTTAATAGTTGTGGACGCTGGCGCGGATACTAAAACTGACGCCTCACTAATATCCACAAAGGCGTCGTCATAGTCAAAGGCAACGTTCGATGCAATTGAAACCTCAAATTGTGTATTAGTAACTATGGAAACACCTGACACATTAAACAAAACATCAATTACTCCGGGCCCAGGTTCATCCGTCGGCAACGAAAGCGTCTGTAATAATATCGGTAGAACAGAAGGATTGTTTTGGAATAAACTTATTTCAATGGCATTCCCATGGTACGTTCCCTTTACAATTACGGTCAGGTTTACGAAAATGGGAGTTGCCGCATTATATTGAATATCCTGCGAGCTAATAAGGCTAAAATCGGTACCGGTAAAAGAATCATAGGTTAACGGAATACCTGTGCCAGAATGCGCTGCAATGTCTATGCTATAGCCGGTTGTCGTTTTAGCAAGAGCCAGGAGGGTGCCCTTTTTTGAAAGCTTTTTTTGATTGTGGGGAATGATGAGTTTTTTAAATCTGGTAGTATTAAAAAGGTCACAGGTATACCGGAAGCCGGCGGCTGCAAACATTTTATCTATATACTCTTTTACGTACAATGCCGGCCGGAAGGTTCGTATATCCCAATTATGTTTTCCCACTGAGTAACTGCCATAGTCGATTAAAGGAAAATACAATCCGCTGCCAGGTGCCGCATCCCAACTGTTCGTTATTGCAGTCGCATCATAGGTTGTATCATATGCTGAAAAGTCCAGGTCGCTTAAATACCCTGAACTCAGGGCAACGTTTAATGTGGTAAGATCCCCATTTAGAGCCACTTCATATTCAATTCTTTCGCGGTCTTTATCAATCTCCAGCAAACGCATGCTCCCCTTAAACGTTTGGAGATTGTCCTGAAATATTATGCAGCTTGCGGACTTGGCAGCATTGAAATTGTATCCAATATTATCGGTATTTGGATAATACGGATTTGCCTGACCCAGTTCAAAAATGTTACCAAAGATGGCATTGTTATTTGCTGTTCCGGGTATTACAACTGTTTTACTGAAAGTAGTCTGCCTGCTGGCAAACTCTTTTACATCATCTATTGCAAATGTCAACAGGCTGCTGATATCAGCATTAATGTCGAGTCTTTTTCCTTGTACGAATATTTCGGTTATCATCTGTATTGTGCATTTAGCTGATTGCCGAATTCAATATCGATGGTCAGGTTTGATACATCCTCGTTCACATTTTTCTTCTGCTCGTAGTTATTGGCAGCAATAACACATGGGAAAAAATATCCGCCGTCCTCCAGGTATACCATGGGTGAAATAATCAATTCTTGCAGCCAGATATATTCATCATCCGGAAGTAGATCGGAATTAAGGCTCATCTTTTCTACATATTGAACCGAATAGGTAGACCGGCTTTCGTTGTATACTTTATTGGCTGTTTTGTAAAAAGGAATGCCATCGCTTCCTACCTGGTAGCGGAGTTTGCCAAAATCTTTGCGCTCAATGTCTATGGTATTGTGGCTCACCTTGCTGAATATCTTGGTTTCAAACCCACCATATTTATTTAAGAAATGAAGCGTATAAGGCTGATAAGTTGGCTCACAGACAACTTTAAACCAGTAAGTAAGTGTGCCCACCTGCACGCTATATGAAGTCGTTGCCGGGGTTATAGTACCCGGCTGCAGGTATATTAAATTCTGTGGCCCCACGTTTAAGACAAGCAGGTTATTTGCATCTGCAGGTGTAATATCTGCCTCGTATTGAATGCCATCACCATAGGGTGTTACAATCACATGCACTACCGATGTTACTGTTGGGAAGTAGGGAATAAAGCAATAGGAGCTGGAAAAAAGTACTTCGCTGCTTACAGGCCGGTTGCTAGCAATGGTATTCAGGAAAGGAGAAAGGCTGGTGCTCTGTCCTTTTAAGCGGCCATTATAATTATTGTAGAATGTTCTGGCGATATCATCGGTGACGTTATAGTAAGAGGTAAAAGCATATTCCTCTCCAAACTTCATCTGAACGGAAAGATTGAATATGCCCGGACCCATGATTTGAGAAACGAGCGTTCCGGTGGTAGGGTCGAAAATAACTTTCAAATAATTCCTTACTATTTGGCTGACATTGAATATTCCAATACCGGTAACCGGGTCGGGCACTTTTTTTACCCTGGCAACCAGAACGCCGCCCACATATACGTCAGCAATAAATTTATAATTAGGATAAGTTACCGGGTCGGCCGTCTTGACGGTTTCGGAAACGGTGTAAATCAGGTCATCCTGAATGGATGAGTAAGCCGGTGGAGTGTAAACAATTGTAAGCGCCATATTGGTAAATATGGAAATGGCGCTTTTGTTTTTATGGTTGAATAGAATCGATGATATCTATTTTTAAAGCTGCTCCCAAGCGGTCAGAAATCTTGTTGCTGGTGCTGGTGACTGCTTTATCCAGGAAGCCCGTAGGTTTTAACCCCTGCATTTTTATTGTACGTGCCAAAGCGAAGGCGCCTTGCCTGGCAAGGTCAACGTTCTTTTTTTCCTGCCTTCCATAAGTGCCGTATTTTTTCACATCCTTTACAGATGTTCTTCTTTTTGCTCCTTTGATATATTCCTCAAACGCTTTTACCATATTCTCAGATGGATATGGTGTTTTGAAAGAATAACCTGCAGTGCTCCTGCCTGATTGTAAGCCCTTCACGCCCTTATTTACAAATCGGCCATAGAAGTTCATCAGGATATCAGTGCGTATAATGTTGCCATTCTGAATAGGCTCATCAACAATCAGAGAGGCAGACAGCTTGCCTGTGGCGATATTGTTTCCCTCTATCAGGTTCTTCTGCGCATCGTCCACCAGCTCACCAGCCAAAAGAAATAATTCTGTCAGTGTATTGCGTGGAAGGATGCCAGGTTCGTTTTTCCCGGTATCCAATGTATCCAGGAATCCTTCTGCAAGTAGTTTTGCCTGTGCTTTTGTTATGGACATATCTGAAAAAAATTAAAGCCCCGCAATAATACAGGGCTTTTTAAACTTACATTACATAGTTTAAGCGGCAGGTGTATTGGCGGCAACCGCTGCTGCGAGAGCATCTTTCTTTGCTGACACATCAGCAATTGTAGATGTCAAAGAATCAACGACAGCCTGCTGAGCTACGGGGTCGTTTGATGCAAGAGCGTCTGCTAATTGCTGTTTGATACCTGCCAATGTTGTACTGAATCCGCCGATAAGGGTAACGGCGGAATCGATAACCGTGTCTTCTGCCTGCACGGCTGCAATTAATGCTGTGTTCTGATCCTGAATGTCTTTTAATGTTGCCATGATTTGTTCTTGTTTTTTACTGTTATTAATAACTAAATCAAGGATCTTATCAATCTTCTCAGCGGGAAGGTCGATAACCAATTGGCCAATGTGAAGATGAATATCCATGATGAAACGTTTATACTGGTAAATATGGAAAGAGAGGTTTTGTTTCCCGAAGCAGGAATTAAATTGACGTTAACAAAAAAGCCCCGCATTTCTGCTGAGGCTTTTTATTCGAGCCGCGCCAGGTTTAACTGACCAGACGAACCGCCAATGATTTCATAAATACCATTGTCGGAAATATAGGTCAGTATTCCGCTGGCTGATACGGCCATAACGGAGCTGAGCATGTGGGCAAAGTAAGTAATTAATGGGATTTACCAAACAGAAATCTCTCCGCCAGAATGCGCCGTCTGCCATTTGTGCCATGCAAGCGCCAGCCCGCAGACATCATCATCATGCTCACCCTCCGGTGCACTGTATACTACCCCTGTGCGTGTATAAGTTATTTCAAATTGCTCCAGCTGGTGACGGAGTTTTCCAGTACCATTAATTACATCTCCATCATCCGCGATTAGCAGTTTGCGTTGTTGGATGCCAACTGCGAGGCCCTCCATTAAACGCTGCTTGCTCTGTTGGGTGAAGATATAACCTTCTACATCAGACCTTGATTGCTGCACCTGTGACAGCACCACATCACCGACGCCTGTACTGTCCATGGCCACAGGCTTTGGTGGCAGATGTTGTATCGTTGCAATCACATGCGGCCATCCTGTTCGCTTAAAGTTTTGATAGTGGCTCATTGTTCCGAGCTTATCTAAACCGATGATTGAGCAGCTATCTACTTTATTGGCCACATCGGCCCCATAGCATACAGACGGTTGACTACTCAATGTCGGATAACAGATAGCAGAAATATACTTCAGACCAAAAGGATTGTTACCATCCTCGCTGGCTTCCGCCATATAGAGAGAATTAAACACAGCCTCTGGAAGGTCATTCTTTGCCGCTTCAATTTCCTCAATGAATGGCCTACCGTCTTTTGTTTTCATACCCGCCGCCGCAGCATCATAGGCTGTTATCTTAAAATATTGATAATCCTTTTCCTGACCGGCCTTTGCGCGCATTGCCAGTTTTACTCCCCAATTCTTCTTTGAAGTGGCATTGCCAATGAACTTACATTTTCCACCGGTGCTGGTGAGTGTGGAGCGTAATGCAAACCATGCGGCCTCTCGCGCCCTGGTAAACTCATCAAAGACTATAGCATATACATCATCACCATAAAGATTATCCGGCTTCTCTGCAGTCTTGAAATGGATTTTAACACCGGTAATCAATGTAATAATAAGATTTGTTTCATTCGCTGTGAAGAAATCTCTATCGCTGAGCTGGCTCTTCATACGACCATACGCAATCTTTGCCTGCCCAAATGTAGGGGCTACCCACCACACAGATAAGTTAAGCAGCCCCGGGTCAGTATTTTGAATAAAGATTACTTTGCCGCCATCTTCTTTCATCACCGTTTGCCGCATAGTTGGCTTGGCGCCACACTGAAGAGCCTCTTCAAAAAGCCATACAACATGGGATGCCGTCTTACCAACCTTGGTGGATGCAAGTGTTACCGTATATCTGGCTGGACTATCAATGATTTCTTTTTGGTAGCTATATAAGGGAGGGCGGGTATAATTTATTTCTCTAACCATAGACTATCGTTCTATGATTTTTAATTTGGGCAGCGGCACAATGAATTTTCCGCCATCGTTTAGGTAATCAGCTTCCCGTTTCACAAACTCATCAATAAAATGCCACGGAAGTATTAGCAGATAATCCGGCTTTAATCTCCGCATTTCCCGTTCAGATATAATCGGGATGTCAGTTCCAATAGTTCTCAGACCAACTTTACATTCTTGCTTTTCGGCTATTGCTGTGATTAGCGTATTATCCAGACCAAAGTACTGAAGGAGCGTGTTACCCTTTGTACTGGCTCCGTATGCCATTATTGTTTTGCCATCCTGCACAAGGCGGGCGATGGTTGTTGTGATATCATATTTCAGTATTTGAAGTCTGTTATCAAATTCTGCCCAGGTTATTACACTATCAAGCCGCATCTCATTTTCCATGCGCAGCAATGAATCCATACGGAATTTGCACACATCCTGGTATTGCTGAGTGGCAAATGGCTGTCCTTTTTTCTTCACAAATATTCTGAATGAACCACCATTCACATCATTGAGTGTACAATCCACTATCTCAAACCCGTTAGGCTCTAGCACCTTCTTCATAGATGACAAGCTATGGTAGTAAACATGCTCTGAAAGAATATTGTCAAATGCAAGCTGCTGAATCATCAATGGCGTATAGCTGAGCTGCAAAACCCATATTCCACCCTCAGCCAGTACTTCGTATACGTCTTTAACAAAAGTGCTGTAATCCTCGATATCATAAAACATTGCAATGGTGGTGATAACCGCAGCCTGCATACCGTTTACCAGTTCCTTTTTAAAGTAATCATTAAAAACAATTGCATGACTTTGCGACTGACTATAGATGCTTTTTTCGCAAGGGTCGATATTAAAGCGAATAAAATTATCCGGAACAAACGATAGTAGTGTTCCGTCATTTCCTGCGATATCAAACCATCCCTGGCCATAGTTTGAATTTACATGCGGTAAAATACTATCCACCACGTCCTTCAGCGCCGCCTTCATTGTCTCATTCGTTCCTGACCGGTACCAGTATTTACCAAACATACTGCTCAGCGGAGCGGTTGTTTCAAGGCGTGGAGCTCCTATTTTTTCATCCAGCACGAGTTTCAGCTCATGCTTAATTCCAGGTTCTTCGCCTGGTTTTAGAAAATCGCTCACATATATCTCTCCGAGATTAAGTAGTTCTACCATAAAGCTTTATTGAATTGGTTTTATCGCCCAGCCGTTCGTTTATTTCGTTTATCAAATCGTTGCGCTGCTGATTGAGCCCATTGGTTGCCCGGGTGGCATCGGCAATGGTTTTATCGGTGGCTCCTGGCTCGCGCTTAATATCCTCTGCCTTGAATATTTTGAGATTCACAATCACCAGCTTGTCAATCAAACTACCTACAGTATCCATCGGTTACATTTTAAATTTGCTGCCAATAAAACAAAATACAATGCCAACTCCCGCTTGCACCGTTCGCCCTTCTTGCTTTGCCTTATCCACATTATGTAAGCGTAAGGAATAGTGAAAGGGACTGTTAGCCATGCAATACTTAGAATAATAATTCCCATTATCTTTTTTAAGGTTTCCATGTTGCCAGGTTAATAATGATTTCGCGAGGCATCAGCAGGCTGCTGCAAGTATGACCGGGCGCTTGTTCAATCCGGTAATTAATGCCCAGCCCCATAGCAATGGTACTCATGGCTGAATAGCAACCCGTAAATATATTGGCGTATTTAATCAGGTAGGCTGCATGCATAAAGTCAGATTGCAGAAATTTTGCCTTTGTTTTAAAAAGAGCCTGAAACCATTTGTACTCACTTTCATATCCAATGAAATAGCAGTCACTTGAAAAACCCAGTAAATAATCAACCTCTGTTTTCCAGTCGAAATTGGGGTCTGCATAATTTGTAGTGCGATTTATTACAGAATAATTGGTAAGGGAAAATGGCGGACCATCAAGCTCTGGAATTGTTAACCAACCGTCCCGCCAGCTTTCATCCTTTAATCCCTGTGCCGTTAAATGCGCGGTAATTAGGTTACTATGATGACCGGCATATTCACGGAATTTATCCAGGTTAACGCAGTCGCCAGGTGGATTGGATGTTATAAACACATTTTCGATATATGGTTGTTTACGGATAAGCTGTGCAATACTGATTGCGCGGCTTTCATCATATGGATGAATATAAAGTGTCCCACCACCCATAGCCTTGATTGTTGGAAGACTGAATATTATATCGCCGGTTGCACCAGAATGTTTAAAGTTCATATAGATATCATTGAAATTTCGTTTGCTTTTTCGGGTACATAGTAGACGCCATGTTCGAACATATTCTTTACATGAACCAGGCTGCAACCCTTTAGCTCTTGGCCATGTCCTTCAGATGAGATAAGAATAAGGTCCACTTCTGTTTCACGGATAGCCGATACCCTTGCCGTTTGGGTGAAATGCTGAGACTTAAATTCCAGTCCTATTGTAATCGGCACTGTCATTTTCTGAAACGGTTTTTGTGTTTATGAGAAGGGAACGTCACATGCACTTCTTTGATGGGCGCCGGAATGATGGGGTTGGTAACCGGGTCAGGATTGTTCTGCAGGTATTCATCGTACAACCGGTAAAGCAATGTCACCATATCCGCTACGCAGGGTGGGCACCAGAGGTCTGAAGTGTAATTGGGATTAAACTCTTCCCGCATTATCCGCTGCATGCCTTCCCGTTCATTTGAACTCAGATGGCGCATATACTGCGCTCTTACAAGCGTGGTGTGGTGATGGCGGTTAGCTTCAAGGAATGCACGGTTTTCTGGTTTCATGATTTATCCATTGGATTTAAATTGTCAAATCCTAACCCTAATTTGAGTTCTAAAAGTTCTTTTTTGAAATAAAAAAGTGTCTCTGAATATTGTATTAACTCCCACCCTTTATCACCATAGAAATTCAATATTTTTTCAAACAGTATACACTGGCTTTCATTCATAGCATCCTCAATTCCGATAACTTTATATACGTATTTCATATTCCTATTTTTGATGCCGCATATTCCAGTATCTCTCTGCGGGCATTATTAATCTTATGGAAATTGTAATGCTCCTGGCAGAACTCCTGCAACTCTTGCCCTGCCTCTTTCTGCCGCTTCTTACTTTTAACCAGCCGGGTAATGTGGTTTATCCAGTCTGAACTGTTCTTACAATAGAGCAATGGCATTTCCTTATAAGGGTGGACGTCCGATGCCACCACCGGCAATCCCAGGTTCGCGGCTTCCAATACTTTCAGGTTGCTCTTCATCCGATTGAACATTGAGTTAACTAGCGGTACCAGACAGATATCTGCGTCTTTGTATGCCTCGTAATAGCTGGTGATAGGCAGCGCCGGGATTAACTTGTACTGGTGTTTGAGGTTCGCCGTGTAGGTCTTCGCCATTTTATACCAGGTATCTTCTTCGCAATACCCAGCCATGACCATCTTTATTTTGGGTGAGATTGTATTGAGCCGGTAAGATGGAACGCCCAGCAGGTTTATATCTTCCTGGTGAGTGATACTCCCTTGCCAGAATAGCCGCGTTAAATAGTAAGGCTCTCTTTCGATATCATACTGTCCTAAATGCGGTATGGCATTAGGACATACGTGCACATTGGTATTGAACCAGCGGACCTCTTCTGCCAGCCGTTCGTGAGTGGTGAGAACAACATCCGCATCTTTCAGGTGCTGTATCTGGTGGGCCGCAAAACCCTCACGCAGGTAATCCCGGTAAAGAATATGGTGCTCATCGAGCAGCCAGTAATCATCAATATCCACGCAGATTTTAAAGCCATGTTTTTTTTGCAGTTCGTGGATCTTCGGCATTTGCTCTATCGGCAGCACCCTGTTATAGATAAATAGGTCGCATCCTTTTTCAAAGTGTTCTTCCAGTAGGTTGTTGGTGATGAAGACATCCGGGCCATCCATGAGCATGAGTGGCATAATGATTCGGTGGAAGCAAGGGCCAGAGTCTTTATGTACAAAAGCGATTATGCGCATGATTTAAAATAATGGCGGCTTTGACACCGCCTTTGTAATTAAACTAAATTTCCAGCCAGCGGTTGAATTGAAACAGTGCACTGACGGTAATTGTCATACCCATGGCCTGACGCTGTTAAGTTAATAACAGGTCCGACAGTAGTGGTAGTATTGAAATTCTGCTCTACCAAGCCGACAAGATGTGGCAACGCGTCATCAAATTCTGTTTTAGACATACCCGATAATTTTTCGCTTTGTTCTTTGAGGGCAGCGACAATGTTTTCCGGCTTTCCGATTAATGTTATTGACCAGCTCATAGTATTTAATTCGGACCGCTAAGCCGGTCCCTGCTTTTTAAAAGTTGCTTTATATTCCTCCACGGTCATTGTTGTTACATGATAGCTGCCGCATCTGCAGAGATATATCCTGAACATGGTGACAGGCAATTTTGTCCTTCTTGCCAGACTGACAACCTGCCGGCCTGCCCGGAATTCGGATATGTGTTTTTGCTTGCGGCACATTCATATCAATATTTTTTCGGTCCGTTTGGCCCATAGCCCCACTTTGCGGGTATGTATTTACTATGATTGCCGTTGCTCACTTTTACCCGTTGCTCAGCGGCCCGACGCTCTTCTTCGCTATTACGAACATCTAAAATCGGGATGACAATAGTTTCCCCCTTGCCATTTTTAACCTGTCTGCTTTGTACTTTCATAAAATTGTTTTTATAGAAATCTCATTTTTACTGCTGAATACATGGAGCCGGCGAATAGCCCCAATGCCATATGGAAAAAACAAAACGCCACCTGGTGAAAGACCAGCGACAATATCAGCGCAAACCACGCGGATAAACATTTAACGCAGGTGAAAGGCTTCACTGATCCCAACTTCAAAACCTCCACCCATATAAATGCTAGGCTCAGCGCGAACGGAACCACCAAGTAACCTGGCACTACAGGGAAAACAGGAACATGGGGCCGGAAGCTGAACCCCATAAGGATGAAATAAGTAACCGCTATAACAATGGCCCATTGGATTATAGATGATGTAATTTTCATTTACCTACTTTTTGTTTGATGTTTTTAAATGATTTTTGAATGGTCTTATAAGCGCTGATATAAGGAATTCCTGTTTCGGCCTGGATTGCACGGTAGTTTCCATGTTTGAGATATAGATGAATAAGGCCCTTGTTGTACCAGTATTCCCGGTCTATTTCTTCGAGGGCCATATCCTCAACCAACTCCCGCAATTCGCGCTCTTCGATGTCTATATTAAAATCTGCTTCAATTGCCTGAGATCTTTTAGTGAAGAAGGTTATCTCATCTTTTGTAAATTCCCTGCCTTGTTTACTGTTTTCCCATTCTCCATTAACATGGAGGCCATTATACTCTACCAAATGTTGCCGGTACTTCTTGGCAAATGGTGACGAGTTGGATTTTATTTGGTTCAGAATAATCTTCACCACAAAAAAGTCAAGCTCCTTTCTTTCCGCCAGCCCGATTATCTTTTCTTCTGGTATCTCACAAACAATGGCAATCACCTCCATCTTTAAATCTTCCCGCAAGTGGTCGGGCTCCATCTTGCCAATGCAATCATTGAAATTCTTCCCGGTATAAAGCTTTTCTATAATCTGGTTCCGGGTCACTGGTTACAAGTTGAGTGTGATACGGAATGGTTGCGCCTCGTCTGTTGGTCCGGTTGGATTGGCGAGCGTTGCATCAACTTTCTCACCCAGTCCCAGTTTTCTGGCAATTATATTCGCATTAAAAGCACCAACAGCAGCTCCTTCGAACTGCTGCGTGATGATAATATTCTCTATCCGCTGTACGATGTATATAAAATCTTCCGATAAATCGCGCTTCTTAAATGAATACCAATACTTTTCTGAGGCATCGAGATATGCACAAAGGCCTGATAATGTATATGGTCTGGCTATCGGAACTTTTATTATGCGGTCTGTTCTTTCTTCCGCGGTCCTGTTTACCTCATTCTTGTGCCAAGGATGACCATCAATCCAGTTAAAATATTCTTCAGCGGCTTTCCATAATTCATTGTGATTTGCGAAAAGATATTCGCGACCGTGTTCAGAACGTAGTTTCCAGAATTGATTTCCCTTTGGAGCTGCCATAAACCAAATGTACAGAATATTCTGAACGATATGAACACAGCGTTTCCGCTGAACGTGGTAAATGTTGTTAACACTTTATGCACTATTCCTTTTCCTGAGTAAGCAAATAAAACCTTTTGACCAACTCTCCGACCAATAAATCATAGTCTTCATTTGGCCTTGCTGGTATTTGGCCATAATGTATTTTTCCTGTTTTATACATCTCATCAGTCATGCTGTCAACTTTATCCAGTAGCTCTTTATCGGTGAGTGTGCACAACCTGAAGTTTACTATTGCATTCATTATCGTTAATTTTTATCGTTTTTGCTTTTCCTCTACTGTTAATTTTTACGCACCATGTACACCTGGCTGGATTGACCAGGTGCTGGATTGTTGCTTCGCAGTATTTTACTGCACCGTTTATGTGTCTCCGCAAATTCTCGTGGTGAGCTGCATCACAACCGAACTTTACATCTGGCCACCAGAATTCTTTTACTTCAATACCATCTATCAGTAGGGCTACAATCATGGTTTTATTTTTCTTAGCAATCTGCCAATCACGTTCACTTTTATACCGCCTGCAAATTCAACCAGCATGCTCCCGTTCCTTCCACGGATACATTTCCCATCTGGCCGGCGAACTGCTTGACATAGTTGCCCTTTATATTTTTCGTCAGTGAAGCGGTCACCCAGGTATTTATAGGTCATGTTTCAAGTATTTCAATGCCATGCACTTTTTTCATCAAGCGCTTTTTCTTTAAATATTCCCGGGTTCTGTGGCCTTTACTGTCTTCCACGATTTGTTTTCCATCAGCAGTGGTATAGGTGAAGTCAGCCTCATAGATTAAGCTATGGGTGCCCGGTGCATTTAGCTCGAACTGGACCTGCCTAGCCAGAAAACTAATTTTTCCTTCCTTCAGGGCCTTGCGTAAAACCCGGTAACGCTTTGCTTCTTTCTGTGAATCGAAAGGAATACCGTCAACATAAGTGATATTGTTGCCGAATTTGCCTTTCTTCTTTTCTTCCTGCGGGGCAGGCGACGGCTCTTCAAATAGGTGCTTGTTGAGCCTGGCAGCTGCTGTGTTGCGGAAGTCTTCTATTCGGATAACTGGCTTTTTCATTCCCCTATCAGTATTTTAATTGCTGCCACATCATTCTTAACCCCCTCATCATAACACAATAGGTCATTAATAGTCTGTACAGAATGAATCACTGTCGTATGGTCCTTGTTGAATAACTCTGAAATTTTCCTTTGGTTCATGTTTGTATACATGGTTAGCATATACATGGTCAATTGTCTTACGTAAACCACAGGCCTCTTCCGAGTATTGAGTTGTATTTCATGCAAAGCCATACCTTTGTGACTGAGAACGGCATCTACTACGGTTGACATGGTGGGTTTGAGTTTTGTAATCATTGGTTATTTTTTAAAATTTCAAATCACTATTCTTGTCAAATAAATCAGAGACTGGTTTCCAACTGCCGGTCTTCTTTTCTGCCGGTCCCTGGGTATGTTCATAAGGAATAAATTTTTGAAACCATAGCCTTGCCTCAAAGTCAATCGTTTCCAGTGTGCCGTTTCTATGCTTGGCTATTTTCAAATGGGTGAGGCCCTTATTACTTTCGCCCATTTCGTTTGAATCCTCCTCACGGTAGAGAAACATTACCATATCAGCATCCTGCTCAATAGCGCCCGATTCGCGCAAGTCACTCAGCTGCGGGATCTTTCCTCCTTTCCTATCCTCGACCTTACGGCTCAGTTGACTGAGTGCTATAATAGGTATCTCCAGCTCTTTAGCGAGTATTTTCAACTGCCGGGAAATGGTTGATATCTCCTGTTCGCGGTTGTTGGTTTTACGGTCTTCCATGCCACTCATCAGCTGGATATAATCCACGATAATGAGCCCAATTTTATGCTTGCGTTTCATGCGCCTGGCCTTGCTTCTTAACTGGAAAACATTTACCGCGGCTGTATCATCAATATAAATTTTCATTTCGCTGATACGGTTTGAAGCCTCATCCAGTTTTACCATTTCATCATTTGCCAGTTGCCCGTTCGTAATATGGTCCAGTAGTAATTCACCGTCTGCAGAAATGATTCTATCTACCAGCTGGCCAGTACTCATCTCCAGCGAAAAGAAACCAACCGGAACCTTGTATTGAAAATGAGTCGCTGCATTGCGTGCCAAATTAAGCGCAAAAGCTGTTTTACCCACTGAAGGCCTTGCGGCAAGAATAATCAAATCAGTAGGCTGCCAGCCGTGGGTTACGCGGTCAAGTTCTGCATAACCCGTATGAACTCCGGTCACGTGACGGTCTTGTTTACGCAATTCCGCAATTCTTGATAACCTGCTGACAACAACAGAAGAAATATCGCTGTAGCTTTTCACGTGGCCCCCAGTGGTAAGGACGGACATTTCCTTTTCAACCATGCCGATTGAATCAAAAACATCACTCGAGTCTTCATAGCCTTCATTGACCGCCATACTTCCAATCCGGATGAGCTCCCGGGCCATGAACTTTTGTAAAACAATCCGGCAATGCGCCTCGATATTAGCGCTTGATACGACTGAATTTGTAAGGCGGGCAAGGAAATATGGACCGCCAATAGTTTCCAATTCTTCTTTAAACTTCAAATGTTCAACCAGGGTGAGTAAATCAATTGGACTATTCTTCTGCTGCAGCTCTTGCATGGCTTTAAAAATCCGCTGATGGGCATCCATGTAAAAACATTCCGGGCGAAGTATTTCGGCCACAATATCAAAAACGTTTTTTTCCAGCATAACCCCTCCCAGTACTGCCTCTTCGAGCTCCTTGGCTTGTGGCGGAACCTTACCATAAACCGCGGTGCTTAGGTCAATCTTGCTCAGCTGTGCTTTGTTTAATTTAGTTCTATCGTATTTTGAATCTCTCATTTAAATTTTCCCTCCAAAATTTCTGAATAAGTTTTTTCTGAGCGAATTAGATAATTGAAATCAACCTTCCACCCACTGGAATTTTCTCCTCTCATTGCCGGTCTTTCCCTTATTGCACTGAGAATTCCGAAAAAATCAAAAGAAGATTCTGCAAGCCTTGTCCGTAACTTTTGACGACGGTCCGCGGTAAGCTCTATTTGGCGGTCAATCAGTTTATACCTGATAGCAAAAATGTTCCACGTGTCAATATATGGCTCTGGGAATTGAGGTTTATTTTCTTCAATGAAGTTTTTAAGGTCTGACCAAATTGAAATAGTATCCTTATTCGCAAATGATTCACACAACTCCGTATATTTCTTTTTCAGTCCTTTATCCTTCACCCGGTCTGCTTCGATAGAAGCAGAAAGATTATTCCTTTTCCTAATTCCTTCTTCTTTATTATCCTTTATTATATTTGTCGTTTCCCCGTCGCCTGACTGTCGCTTCAATGTCGCCTTTTGCGTCTTTTCATTGTCTTCTTCATTAATATAACCATATGATTCTTCGTCAACTGAGCCGTCTCCTTTGCGTCTTTTTTGTAAGTTTTTTCCGCTGTGCTTTTCATAGTTTGTGAGTGTGATAACAGAGATGCCATTTTGCTTTTCAATTGAGATCATTTGTTGGCTACGCAATAATTCGAGAAAGTCTGAGACTTTTGAGTTGCTCCATCCCCAGGCTTCCATTAAGTAACGGACGCTTGCTATTATTTGTCCTTTGTTTTTACTGATTATTTTACCCTTAATCATTTCCGTTACTTCTTCACTGAAGGATGCTTTTCGAATTAAGTCCAGCCACGCCTCAAAGCGGCTAAAGGCTCTCTTTTCGTTCCACAAAAAATGCTTGAACAGAGATCTGCTTATTTTTATATAGGCTACTAACTCGTCCTGGTTGTTCATAAACTAAAACTCTAAATCTTCCGTAGGTTCTTTGTTTTCCCCTTTTGTCGGTTTTGGTATTGCTGCAATGGCTGTTAATAATATTTCGTTGATTTCTCCTCTTATAGCCAGGTCAGTAATAACATCATGAAAAAGGCTCGTCCCTAAAAAATTGATGGCGCCCTGAAGTAATGCAGCTAGGTGGTCAAGCTCAGTGTTGAAATGGCCGGCTTCCAAAAAAGCGCGGATTATTTCCTGCTTGTTACCCTTAGCCTCTTCCTCTTCAGAATGACAACCTTCGCACAGGGTAACTAAAACCTCTGTCTTATAGTCCCAAGGGTCTTTACCAAAATCGTAATATTTGTGATGAACGTGAAGTGTATTGTTTTTATCACCACATTTTTTACAGGTGAAGTCATCACGTTGTAATATTTGCAAGCGCACACGCTGCCAGCGAGGGTCCTTTAGTTTCTGTGAATAAGTCTGTTTGTTCTCCATATTAGAAAATTTCTCCTTGGTTACTCTTTTGAATTTTTACCTCTTCTGATATTATAGCATCTACTTCACGCTCGAGGCGTTTAGCCTTCTCCAGGTCTGTACCTGCCCTGTATTTGAAATACTCTTTTTGCCATCCGCGCATCTGCCTGGTCTTATCCAGCAGGCGGTCATACTTCTTTTGCAGTTCATCCTGTGTCATGATGATTATTTTTGAGATTATACTTCTATTGCCGGCCATTCAAATTCCTTTTCCAGTGCCTCACGCATCCACTGGCCAGCCATCTTTTGATGCCAGGCGCCGTTCCTTATCCAACTGTCTCCATGCTTATCGGGCCACCTACCAAACTTTTCTTTTCCGATTTCAAGCCACAGATATACCATTTGGTTATAGTGAGACAATATCTGCTCAGCGATTTCATCGGTCATCTTACCCCGGCGTATTCTCCATTTGTATTTTACATGGGTGATGATAGCAGCCTTTATTTTGTGAAGGGCGAAGTACATTTTGTTGTTCATCGTTTCAATAATCAATGTTTCAATATCAACCTCTGGCAAAAGTTTACCACTAAAATCTTGAAAAGTGGCCGGACCATTATCATATACATTCTGCCTTTTTTCGCGGTTCTCATGGCCACATTCAGGACAAATATTTACACCGATTTTTATAAGCGCGTGGCAGTTTTTACACTCCTTTCCAACCTTTTCATCAGATTTTTTTCTTGCTTTCTCAGGGCGGAAGAAAATATCTTTCCAATCACGCGCATCACTCCAGTCACCGTGCTCTACGGCGTTTCCCCCGAGGTCTATTATGTGAAACAATTCTTTGCCTGGATGAGGTCTGCCCCCGCGTCCTGTTGTCTGTAACCATTTAGTAAGGGATTTTGTAGAGAAGTTTGTAATAACGGCTTCCACGCTTGGTTCGTCATTGCCTGTGGTAGCGATATCAAAATTCACCAATATAGAACCAGGAGTTTCTTTAAACCATTTAAAAATCCCTCTTCTGATTTCTTTGGGCGTGGTACCGTCTACCATTTCTACCGGGTAACCGGCCGCTTTGAATACCTCATATACTTTTTGATTGTGCTCTAATCCGGTGTTGAAAATGATGGTCTTTTTACCGTCGCAAAAAGTCTTATATGCGTACAGACAATTCTGAACGTGCTTGGCTTTTTTATATTCTTCCTGCATTTCCTTATCTACGAACTCACCACCTTTTATGGAAAGCTTATCCCGGTCAACAGATGACATGCACTTGGTTTTGTTCGGTACCAGGCCTTGTGTATGGTCCGCCCTCCAGATTTCTATCAATTCGGGGATGTCTATGCTGCATACGATATCATCAAAATGGTTCTTCAGTGGATCATCTTTTTTGCCACTGATTGGCGTGGCTGAAAAACCACAGATAAACGCATTAGGAAAATGCGGGTATAGCTTCTTAAACTCCCCCCTATGTGTCTCATCAATTATCAGCAAGCCTACCTCTCCAAAATAATTTGGGTTCTTTTTGAGCCGGTTAAAAGCCGTCTCCACCATGGCTACTACCACCTGGTAATTGGGTAAATATTCGGTCTCAGCGGTCAAAGCGGCGGAGGTGATATCATACCAGTTGTATAAAGTCTTTCTCGCCTGCTGCAACAACTCCTCCCTGTGAACAAGAATGAGAACACGGTTTTTCATCTTTTGGGTATACCGGTGACTCATCGTTACAAAGCAAGGGGACTTACCCCCTCCTGTCGCCATCTGGAAAACAACCCTGCGGATGTTGTTGCCAAACTTTGCAATAGTCAGATTGACCGACCGCTCCTGATATTCCCAAAGTTTCTTTTCTTGTACCATCAGGATGCTTCATTTATGAGGTCAAACAATGTGGGCGTTTTAACTGCTGATTCAGCAGCCTTGCAATAAGCCACACCATCAAAAAAATAATTGTGGTTCAGCTCGAAGCCCATACCATACCGGCCAAGTTTAATAGCCTCCGATGGTACCGTCATAAGTCCACCAAACGGGTCCAGAACAATATCTCCTTCATTTGAAAATTGGGTGATAACCCTGGTAGCTAAATCCAGCTGCATAGGGCATAGATGCATTTCCTTACCCTTACTGTATTGGGAACCATTCAGCGTCCGCATGCGGGTGATGTCAGTCCAAACTTCATTACTCCAGCTTTGCGGCTGCAATAGCATGAACGTGGTCGGTAGCTTTCCTTCAGCGGCCAGCGCTTCACCGATTTTGACATGGTATTCAAAATCATAGATTTCATTCAATGAATGCTCACGAAATATTTTAAATATTTTGTCATGCGGCAAGGCTACCAGCTCATCAATATCCAGTCTGCGATTGCCGGAGCTTCGAGTGTAACCATGCGCATCTACTTGCCATCGGGATAGACTGTAATCATCTTTTGATTTTACGACAGGAACATCAGCATATGCATTGTTGGTGTCACTTGGCGGCTTACGGAAAAGTAAGAGGTATTCGGGCATACCCACTCCCATTTTGCTACCATCCTTACATTGCTCAGTCCAGCCTAACCGGTATGTTTGATTGTTTTCCCTTACCACATCAGTGACAATGGTTTTCATGCCCAGGTATTGAAAGCCGTGCTTTGTATAATGAATGAATGTTTTCATGTGGAACGGATACACGGTTTGAAAGCCCAGGCCTGTCATGCCACCTGGTACAATCCGGTCTTTTACATGGATGGCTGCTATTCTCCCAGGCTGCAGAGATCTAAATAACTCGGGGGTTAAATAATCCATCTGGTTAAAGAACTCATCATTGTTGTCCGAGTGACCAAAATCAGAATAGTTGGGCGAATATTCGTATTGCGTTGAAAAAGGAATGGAAGAGAAAATTAAGCCAACACTATTTTCTTCAAGCCGTTTAGCTTCCAGTACTGCATCGTTGTGTACACAGGTGAATCGGTCACCGTTGATTTCTATCCTTTCAACACCAATTTTACGGGTAAGGAGATTGGCCATTGCTACCTGTGAAAGACCAAAATTTTGTATGATGTCTGTCATTTTTTGAACCATTTTATTGTGTTGTGACCATTTGCGTTCCAACTGTTTTCGGATGTCCCGTTCAGCTTCTGTATAAATCAAATCAATGCGACACTGGCCCGCTGAAAGGAATCGGTAAATCCTGTGAACGCTTTGTATAAAATCGTTGAATTTGAATCCTATGCCGGCATAAATGGACCAGGAGCAATATCGCTGCAGGTTGGTACCAGAACCAATCATCGAAGGTTTGCCGGCTATTTCTGCAACGGTACCATTACTAAATCCTGCGACAATCTCTTCGCGGTCCTCGAGGGGCTGACTGCCATAAACTGTTTTACAATCGGGCAATAATTTTTCAATGGCATATCTTTCATTCTCTAAGTCATGCCAGATAATTCGGTGGGCGGATAAATTCTCTTCACGGAGTTCCAATACTTTTTGAATCCTGGCAGGGAGACTTTCGCGTTTCTCTTTTGCTGAATCTGATAAACCGCTCGTTATTTTTTTCAACAGTCGCAGCTGTCCGTTCTTTTCAGCGCCAGCTGTTGAATGGTCCGATGGTATTTCATGCCAGCGAACATCCAAGGGTGGAAGAATGTAACCCTCATCATCAGCAATATTGCACGTAAGGTCAGAAGGCTTTGATATAAACAATGCCCAGGATGCCATCCATAACCAGAACTCTTCTTCTTTATGTGCATGCAGTTTGAGTTTATCAGCCTGCGTGCTGTCTCTTTTGAAGAACCTTGTTTTAGCCTGGCTTACATCCATTATTCCCAAAAAGTCCGCGTATGCCAGCAACTCTATGTAATCATTTGGGCTTGGTGTAGCAGTGGCAACGAATCGGTAAGGGACACATTGCGTGCCGCGACGGTTGCCGTTCGGGCCGGCATCACCGGTGAATAGTCGCATGAATTCACGGAATGTTTTTGAACCACCAAAACCACGGAGTATGGAAGCCTCGTCAAGAGAAGCCGCATCAAACAATCGTGGGTCAAGTTTACCGTCACGAACCGTTTCATAATTGGTAATGTAAATACCAGTCTCATCAGCTTCTTCAATCCGACGTATAAACTTTGGTGGTGTTGGCCATTTCAAAATATTAACTGAATCTTTGATAAATTCTTGTCTCACTCCCAAAGGAGCAATGATAAGCCCGCGGCCGCCTGTATGCAATAATGTGCAGCGCAATGTCTCCAGCTGAGTAACCGTCTTATGTAAACCAAATGCAGCAAAGCAAGCCCGGCGCCCACCATTCACCAGCCATTTTACCATTAATCTATTGTGAGGCTTAATAAATGGACTGATATCGGAATCTTCAATTAAGAAACCGGTACTCTGCGCAAGCTTCACTTTATTCTGTAAAAACTGTTCGTACGGTATCATAGTAATTCGGTTGAGAGTTCCTTCGCTTCTTCTGCCTTTGTTTTTGTTTTACCTATGTTCTCCAGGAAGCGGATGCAGCTAGCTGCGGTTTGAATGGCTTCCTGTTGCATTTCCATCAGCTGACCGTGTTGCTCTTCAGGTGTCTCTGCACGGCCATATTTCCAATCCAATGCAGCCCTCATTAATTCACCAGCCTCTTCGACTACTATCCCCGCCTGGCCACAAACGTGGTCCGGGTAATTAGGGTGTTTTTTCTTGGCTGAGCGTAATTCCAATTCCACAGCGGCCCATATTTCATTTCGTTTCATTCGAATTAATTTAATGATGCTACAACCTGTTCAATAAGCCATTCCATTGCCGGTGGGGTAACTGCGTTACCGCATTGCTTCACCTGGTCTTTCCCATTGCCAAGAATTATATAGTCTTTGTCAAAAGCCATTGCCAATTTTATTTCCGGTGGCTTCAACATTCTGTAATAACAATCTTCAATGTTTGGTTGCTGATAACTTACCAGGCCTGACCGGTCGTTTGTTGTCACGCAACCGACAGCTTCAGTGATATCGGTGGTACAATTACTACCACCATAATATTGAGCGATGAAAGAATTCCACGTTTCTGTTGTAACTAATCCATGCTTATTGCCTTGCGCAGTTACTGATATAGCTGGGTCTGTAATCGGCTTTGCTTTACCAGTTCCATAGTATTCTGTAATAAATGGGGGTGTCAATAAGGCGTTATGGTCGGCGCAAGTAATACTTGGTAATGGTTCGTTTGCAGGCTTCGTATAGCCTGGTGAATAATTTGCTACTATCTGCGGTGTAACCACTGACATGCTTTGCCTGGTATTCTGTGTTTGCAGGGCTTCGCCTACAGAACGTACATATCCTTTTTGACTGGCATTTTCATTTTGAATAACAAAAGGCGTGATAAGTTTTAGCCGGTGGTCCGTCGTGAGTGTTGGTAATCTCCCGGATATTGGATTTACACGATAATCAATTCCTGTTGTATGCTTATCATCAATAATGAAGCCTTGTGATTGCAAAGTGGTATGTGTAAAAGATGGTTCCAATAAAGCTCTGGTCCTATGCACGTGCTCGCCGCCATTTACTGTCTGAACCTGGAAAGGCTCTGAACCATACTTATTTAATCCGTACTTTATTCTGGTAACTGTATTTTCAGATAGCGGCTTTTTTCTATCACCAATGCGGATGCCTATATCAGACCAGTCAATACAATTGAAAGCGGCATAATAATAAGGCTCAACCTTTTTACCGTGTACCGGACAGCAATACACATATTGTTGTTTATACTTTCCAAATCGCTTGTCCGATTGCTTCCATGTCTGGATGGCATTAACATTTTTTCCACAATCAGGACAATGGGCTACAGGGGTGTAATCAAGCATTGGCGCCCTGTTCCCTTTCTTCCAGAAAACAATATACATCCGGTCCCTGCTTTGTGGCGTTGGGTGGCAATGCATTGAATTCAGATAGACACATTTATGATTATACCCCAGGGTAAACATGGCGGTCAACCACACATCAAACAACGGCCACCTGGTCTTGGCTTCAACCACATTCTCAACAATGATGGCGTTGTATTTATGATATTCAGTAAATCTGCATACATCCCACATGGTTGCACGGCTTCTTTCTGTGGCTGCATCGATAGTGCCTTTATCAAATAGGTCCATCTGGTTTTTAACAACTTTATGCCTGTTCCCCCCAGCTGGTGAATGTGTGGTGCATTCAGGAGATGTTATTAAAATATCAGTAGAAGGATATCGGCGCGGGTCACATGCGCTGATATCTGTGCAATCATGATGCGTATCCGGGAAGTTTGTATTGTGTGTTTCTATGGCCAGTTTCCAATGATTCATGGCCAGGGTAACCTCTAACCCTCCGTTCTTTCTTTCTGCCAATCTGCGCACCCCCTGACTGCTTCCGCCGGCGCCGCAGAATTGGTCCGTTACTGTTATAAAACTTTTCTTCCTGCCCATCGTGTTTTTGGTTATTTTTTACTGGCGTTCTTGAGGTCTTCGTCTGATACAGGAAGTGCGCTATCAGAAAGCTCCTGCCCCAGATGATTTTTTTTTACTGTCTGTTTAGCTCCACGAGGAGATTTACCGCCTGGCTTTTTCTTGCGTGATGCAATATGTGCTTCCAGCTCCTGGGGAGTGTATTCTTTGTCTTCAGATGGCTGGTCCAGTTTCTTTTTGCCACGTGCTTTTTTAAGGGGCGTAACCTTGCCAGCTTTACGCAGCGCAGCAGTTTTGTTAAACTCGTCTACGTATTCATTTGGTGCGAATTCTTTTCCTTCGCCGGTCATGCCTGTTTCATCGGGAGCGGCAATTTTCATATTGGTGACTGTCTTCATTTTGCCGTCATTCTCTTCATTAAAGAGATTCCCTTGCGCCTTTTTTCGACCGGCCAGATATTCGCCTACTTCAAATTCAATAACCTTAATGGCTTTTAAAAAAGTTTTCTGTAGCGTATATTCCTCTGCTGATTCGCCTTCCATGGGAAGCATGATATTAAGCACCACAGATTTACCGCGGGAGGTAGATCTTACACCGGTGAGTGTAATACCGGTTTCTTTTTGATTCCATGAATAACCTGTGCAAATCCATGGCGTCAGGTTCTCACGCTTCATGGCGTCTTTTTCAGAGAGATAGTCTGTATGGATAGCGATGTGCGGGCACAATGCGTTAACTGCTTTCACCAGGTCAGGGTGTACTGCCTCCTTGCATTCTTTGCCGTCATTGGAAACAACGCCTTCGTTGTTCCGGAAAGAAAGTTCCAGGCCCTCACCTTGCTTGATGAGTTTTACTTGTAAGATTTTGATATCGCTCATTTTGTTGAATTGATTTTATTAAAAAATAATTCTCAATGAGGCACGGAGTATAAGCGGGTAAGAAATGGCCGGTCTTCCCGGCCGGCAATTAATCTTTGGATTTGTTGAAAGCTCCCGTGAAAGGGTCTACAACAACCTGACAGGTGATTAATCCACCTTCTTTTTGTTTAAGCGTTGTGTGATTAGCAGAGGTCAGCGTGCTTTCACCTTCTACGCGAAAGGTTTCATTTACGATATCCAGGTCAATTACTTTTTCTGCACCAGTCACAAAATGGCCATGAGTTGATGATGGTGCTACGTTTACTTTTTTGATTGTCTTTTGCATTGTATTATATTTTAAAAGTTTAATATTCGTAAGTCATGAGAGAGAAATATTCTTTACCTGTAATGCTTTTTAAATCTTCGATTTCAGGTTTGGTGAGATTGTCCAACACTTTATTGCCCTCATCTGTGAAAACAGTGAAATAACGTTCACCCTGCCTTGATATGCTTTTTATGTATTTGACGAGTTTTGATGGAACGCGATATAGGCTGGCAATTGCATCCTTTGCATTTGTATTAGTCGGGCTGACAGACAAGAAAAACAATCTGTCAGTAGAAGGGCAATAGCATCTTACAAATGCCATATCGATATCATTCACTCTGCCTTTAAAGAGGGTATACACACCGATGTTCATTCCTTTGGTTGTGCCTTCCAGGTATCTTTCATCCTTTTTATCGGTATAGGTATTTACCTCCTTTAGGTGTTTTGAAATAAATCTGAACAGAAATTCGGCACCCCATCTTTCTTCCATGAAAGCGAGCATGGCAGATTTAATTTCTTCGTTCTCCTCTTTTGCCCAGTCCTCAAATGTTAATTCTTTGCTGGAAAGCTTTTCAAATAAGGCAGGTTCGATAAGAACGCCATGTATATAATGGCAATCCCATTTGGTTAATTCAGTGGAGTTCCCCCATTCAACAGCCTGGCTGGTCACACTGTGCAATCTTTTTTCTTCATCTACATGTATTTGCTTTGGGTATTTGCAGACAACACAAACCAGTTCAGAAAACACTGCAGTGTAGATATCTGACTCCTTATAAAGCGCATCCCACTGGTCCAGCATTACACCAATCTTGCTATCAAGCTTAAATTCATCTTTCATGAACTTGAACCACGCGGCGTACACGTTTGAGTATATATCGCATGTAAATAGGCCGTAAGAATTTACCACGCGAAGCTGTGAGTCAAGCTGTGAGTCAAGCTGTGAGTCAAGCTGTGAGCGAAGCTGTGAGTCAAGCTGTGAGTCAAGCTGTGAGTCAAGCTGTGAGTCAAGCTGTGAGCGAAGCTGTGAGCGAAGCTGTGAGTCAAGCTGTGAGCCAAGCTGTGAGCGAAG